CGATTATCGGCGTGGCGAGGTTGTTCTGCATATTAATGGCGACCACGCCGATAATCGCGACGCCAATCTCTTTATCTGCGCCTCGCGCAGCGAAGCGGCTCTGCTCCTGCAGGGCTCGCTGCGATGGCCGGCAACATCAAACCTTCACAACTATACTCGGGAGATCGAGGCATGAGCGATGGTCTCATGCCGTGCCCGTTTTGCGGGAAGCGCCCAAAGGTCTGTCCTGACACAGGCTACGGGGCGGCTACGGTGTTTTGCCCGGACGAGAACGACTGCCCTGTTCAGCCGGTCGCGGACGCCGATCTGAAGGCTGGCGAAACCGTCGCCGATGCTATCGCTCGCTGGAATACTCGGGGCCCAGTCCACCCAACTTCCTCCCTCACCGAGATCAACCGGCCGAACGCACGGGAGGAGGTATGAGCGTCATGAGCGCCAGCAACGTGTCGGGCCCCCACCCCGATATTCTAGCCGAGATTGAACGGCTCAATGAGAAGGTGGGGGTATGAGCGATTTCAGTGACCGCGAATGCCAGATCATCGGCCAGATGATGAAGGCTGAGAAGACGCTTCCGGATGATTTCTGGCACGTCGCCGCCGTCCAGGAACTGGCCTGCGTTCTCGCCCGATACGAAGCGGTCATGACTGACGAGCATTGCGCAACCATCATCGGCATCGCGGCGATGCTTGTACGGCACGGCAAGGTCGAAATGATGGCTGAGATTCAAGCGATAATGGCGATCGGCAAGGCTCGGAGCATTCGACCGTGACCCCTCCCCAATCCCACCCGTCTAAATCCACAGGAGTAAGTGTAATGGATCTACTGGAACTGGCAGAAAGGGTTGAGGCAGGCGAGATCAAGGCGCTGTCGATCAAGCAACCCTACCCGCATCACATTTTCCACGATGGCAAAGACGTGGAGAACCGCGACTGGGCGACGCGCGGGCGGGGTTGGGTGATATGCCATGCTGGCGTGTCGAAAACCGAACTGGATATGGATGACCCGAAAGAGGCCGCAATGCCCCGCGGCGGTGTGGTTGGCATGATCCGGATCACGGACTGCGTCGATAAAATGCAGAGCCAGTGGTTCTATGGGAAATACGGCTTCGTTATCGGCGAGCAGTTTCCACTTCCGTTGATCCCCTGCAAGGGCGCGCTCGGATTCTTCGCGCTGCCCGCTGATACGCTGGCCGAAGTCGCCAAAGCGATACGCGCCTCCCTTACCGAGATTAACCGGGTGAACGCACAGGAGATGACTGATGGGTGATAATATGGGCGCTCCGACTGCGTCGGACGGGCTTTCGTCCGTTGGAGTGAGCCAGCGCCAGTTCACCAACATGGTGCGCAGCCTGTTCAACATCGACGGATATCTGCTGCCGGAGCTTACTGCCGAGCATCAGGCGCAGTTTCTGCGCGACCCGGTTCGTTATTTCATCGGCACTGACAAGGTGCAGCAGGACGCGATCTTCCGCGAAGTCATGAAGAGGCAATCAGCATGAATTCCCCACAGCAACCCGGATATTATTGGGCAAAACTGAAAACTCCTTCGGGCGGTAACTTCTATAGCGAGGGCCTACCGCCCGAAATGCAGGGAGTTCGAATCGAACCAGAGGGCAAGGGCTGGTGCTCGGACGAGTGGGAAATTGTTCAGGTCAGCGAAAACGTGCTTGGCGGCTATGATCCGAATGATGATGAATCCTTATCGGTTCAAGTGTTCGGCATTCCCGTAACGCAATGGATCGGCGACTTCTTTTGGGGGCCGCGTGTTATCGAGAAGGCACCAGCATGACCCGCCGCATCGACTGCAATGGCGACGGCTGCGGCGAATGCCAGATGTGCCGCTACCTCGATTTCCTTGAGTGGGCTGGCCAAGTGTCTGGCGGCATCCCGAGCGTCATTCAGCGCAACGCCAAGCTAGACGCGCGGCTTGCGCAAGCGATGGAAACCCGAAGGGCCGAGACCGCAGGGCTCGGTGCGCAGCATGACAGCGCGGTCGGCAACGCCGATGCGCCCGACCCCTCCCATTAGGACACCTAGACTATGGCTGAGCGCAGTTACCGGCTCTCTGATCTCTCACCAGCAATGCAGCAAGGCGTCCGGCTGGCATGCCGAGAGACTTGCCACCTCAACGCGCCTCTCGCCACGCCCTGCGTCGAATCCGGCCACGCGTGCGCTCGCTGCCAAGAGAAAGCCCGCACCCTTACCCAGGGAGAGGAGAAGTAATGCCCAAGCGCCTGAACATAGACCCGGCAGTCGGCGAAGCGATCATGCAACTGGTCGAACGCATCACCGGCGAGGCTTGCCATATCGTGCTGATCGCCTGCCCGATGGATGGCAAGAAGCTCGGGCAGCCCGCGTTTGTCACCAGTCTGTTGCCCGACGAAATGGAAACCCTGATCGTCCAAATCGCTGGCGGGTTCGCACTCGCTGGTGAGCGGATCATGTCGTCATGACGACGTCCACCATAGCAGAGGTAGAGGAGAAGCTGTCGGATGCGCAGCGGGAGGGGGCTGGCGAGCATGATTGGCACGAGCGGTTCAATCTAATCTGCTGCCGAAAGTGCGGCCTCGTTCGACGTGCAGACGGCACAAGCAATCCATGCCGCGGTATCGTGCGCGTCGCCCTGCGCTCCGGCACCCAACCCCTGCAAGGAACTGGTGAATGAGCGAGGAACCGACCATCCCAACCCCAACCGAGCTGGAAGGGTTGCTGGAGAGGGCCAGTGTAAAGCGACTGATCGCCGACACGTACCACACCCGCGACTATGCCGGCCGAGAGCATGGCTTCCTGCGATGCGAAGGCGAACTTGTGCCGCTCGCCGGGTTCGTCCTGCGTGTCGAGGGTATGCCGCAGGATCAGGGCGCAGCGCGGCTTCGGCTTGTTGCCGCAGCCGTCAACGCCCTCCCCTCGCTCCTTGCTCGTATCAAGGAGCTGGAAGCCGTGGTCGAGCGAATAGCGAGCGGTGACGAACCGCGCACTGCTGGCGAGAAATGGCGCAAGGACGGACAGCCCAGCACCCTCGATCAATGCTCGCACGGCAGAATGATGCGTCAGGATTGCGGCAACTGCACCGCGGAATTTGCCCGAGCCGCCCTCAACAAGGACTCAACCCATGCCGGATAGAGAGATCGAGATGCGGGCGCGGGAGTGCCTGGCTGCGGAATATGAGCGCGAAGGCGTATCACCGCTATGGGCGAAAGCGATGCGGGAAAATCCGATCGACCATATCCACTGGTACGAGCAATGCGCAATCCGCGCCATGATCGCCTTCGCCGCTACCAGCGCCGTGGCTGCTGATGGGAATGATATCAAGCACGCGTGGAACGACGGGTACACGACCGGGCGAAATCATGCTGATGATCCGCCGTTCGCTGGCTTGGGCAAACATAACCGGCGGCATGGATGGGAACTGTACGCGTGCTCGCTGACAGACCGCAACCTTTCCTCCCTTTCCACCTCTCCCCTGCCAGGAAGGGAGGAGATTGCGCGGGTGATCGATCCGGAAGCCGCTGCAATCGCTCATCGTGATCGTATGTGTGGCACTGGCCCAGCTGCATGGCATGACGCGCTCGAAAAGGCCGATCGCATCCTCTCCCTCTCCACCCCGCCCACCGAGGGAGAAGGCGCCCCCGAGCGCGAAATCAAGTTCGTGGACGAGGCCACCTATCGCGCCGCGCGAGCCGCAGAAGGTCTAAGTCAGAGCCCAAAAGCTCTTAGTAGCTCGAAGTTTCGGCCCAAGAACCTCCCCACCCCCAAAGGAACCCCAAAATGACCGAGGCCCTAGGTGAAGCATTATTCGCCCTGTCCGACCGCCTGCGCGCTGACGGGTTCCTCGATCGCAAGGATCATCACGCCGTCTATGAGCGCGTCGTTGCGGCTTTCAACGCCCCCGCCGATGCGGGAGAGGTGCGGAAAGACGCGCACTGGGCACTTGGCCGGGCACTGGATCTGATCGACAGCCTCTATCGCGAGTATGGCGTGACGCTCGATTCGACTGACACGCTGGTCGCTCAGCAGGCGCGGAACATCTGGCTTTCCCTTCTCGCATCTCCCCCGGTGACCGATCGGTATCGGGAAGGGATTGAGGATGCGGCGAAGGTGGCTGAAATGTGGGATCACCGCGGAGATATCGCAGCCGCCATACGAGCGCTCCCCGCAGACGATAGGGTAGAATAGAAGATGCTATCGAGGGAAAGATGAGTCCGGAATTGCAGTCGGCGATTGATCGCGCAGTCGCCGCTTATGGCGCGATGAGCTACGAGGAACGCTGCGCCATGAAAAAGGCTCAACGGAAATCGTTCATCCGAGCCATGACAACACCTTGCGAACATGGCGTTCTGGACTTCGAGCAGTGCGGAGATTGCATCGCTGAAGCCCAGAAGAGAATTGCTGCGACGGCCCGGCACTCGTCCGGCTGACTTCCTGATAGGAGCGCATCCGCTGGCGCTCCGTGTCGTCAGTTGCCTTAGCACATTGGGTTCGGCTGAGTGTGATCCGCGTACCCGCCGCAGCCATTCCCGCTTACACCAATTCGGGCGAACACGCAAGGAATCCGTGGCTTTTTGAAGGGAAAGAGGGTAGGGGTTGAGGATGAGCTATGAGCTATTTCAGTTCAACTGCGGCAAGGATGCAGCGCAGGGATATGTGCTTGCCGGGCGTGGGGAGCATGAGGGCACGAACTGCTCGATTTCACCCCGCGAAATGACAGATATGATCGGGCGGGCTCGATCCGAGGCCATGCTGCGAGGACACAAGGTTGCCGAGTTCACGCTGATGATAGGCGATTCCCAGCGCGGCGACGGGCCAGAAGTCAAAGCGATGGTTGCGGAAATGCTTGATCTCCGGTTCCAGTGCGCCCATGCTGAGCGAATGATGGCGCCCGCCATGATCGACGCAGCCCTCTCCCCGTCCCCCGCAGACCCGCGATAGGAGGCGGTAAGATGCAGAGCGTGATCGAAAGCCAGATTATCGCGAAGTCGCGGGCAGGCCAGCGGTTTTGGTCGAGCGCACGCGGGGGCGATGTGGCCCTATGCTATCTTTGCGGCTGCGCTATTCCGCCTCGCACTTTCGATAATTTCCCTCGCCAGTTCGACGGGCAATTTCAAGAGGTACATGCATCCTGCTACGTCGAAATGTGCGGGAACAGCGAGACTGTCGATCAATACCGCGTTCGGATGGAGCGCGACTATCCGCAAGGCCGGATGCCCGGCTGATGACCGAACCCCTCTCCCCCTACGACCGCGACCTATGGGCAGGAAGGTTCCTGAACTATACCGACGCAATGCTCCTGAAACGTTGGCAGCAGTCGGACGAGGAGCCGAGCGAAACGGATCTGTTGTGCCTGGCTGAGATCGAGAAGCGGGGGTTGGATATCTAGATCGCGCTTCCGACCAGTATGATACAAAAACGGGGCCGAAGCCCCGTCCGGCGAATTTATGTATCGCCTGCCTACCGACCGCCTTGGCATCGGATTGCGGACAATGTCGCACAATGTAGCGTTCCGGTCAAGGAATCAGGGCGCGATTGACAGCGGGCGGCACGTGGCATAGTGCTTTTTTGTGGTTGATCGCCGTCTTTGACGGTCAGGCTCCCCCAACGGGCTAGGGACGGGCGCTAGTTTCGGCTGGCGCCCGTTCTGCCATCAGAAGATGCCGAGGATCTTAGGTCGCGCCTTCTTCACCGCCGCCGCATCACGAGCCTCGCAGCGCCCGACGATCCCGACAGCATCGACATAGCGCCCGTTTGCCACCTCAAGCTGCCCTGTCTGCCCCAGGAAGCCCGTTTGCCATGGCCGGGCGTCATCGTGCCCGTCAGCGAGTTTCGCGCTCTGAGGCATGTCTACGGGCGCTACACCAGCCATCCAGCTATCGGGCAACAGGGCCGAGCAGGGCGACGCATTTGCTTGTATGGCGATATGAGCGCAGCCGGCAAGTGGCGCGGTCAGCAGCATCGTTGGAATTGCCAGCAGGAGCTTGGTTGATCTCATCGGTTCCGTCCTTTACGGTCGCGTGAATATCGGTTTCGTTCGTCATGGCATTGCCGATGGTCTGGACAGCGTCAGACCCGGATTGAATTGCAGCCGTCGCTTGGCCAGTCGCGAGCTTGGTTTTCACGTCAGCGGTGCGCGACGCCTGCCATTCATGCCAGGCGAACAGGCCAGCGAGCAGCAGCGCGGCTACAGCGGTTCCAATGACGATCGCGACGGTTTTGGTGAGCCATGCTGGTAACGGCATCTCAGTTCTCCTCCCACCACCGCCACAGCGCATAGCCGAGGAATATCAGCCATGCTGTGTCGATGGCTGCTTGCTTGAGATGGTTCAGCATGGTATATTTTCCTTCCCGCCACAGGACGCGTCGAGTGATGCTGCGTCGGAAGTTAGTGCCCTTGCGATACCCACCAGATCGCAGTTGTCCCTACCCGTGAGGATGGGAGGCCGGCGCAGCATCATGATCCTTGCTCCGATATTTCGTCAGCCGTTGCCTGCGCGGTCGCTGCAACCGCCTGAGCAGCCGCAGGAGCGTCCCCGGTGAACTCCATGCCCATTCCCGCAGGCCCCTCGATCTTTGCTGCCCTGATGCCGTTCTCAGCCCCGTAGAACACCGTTCCAATGCCAAGGATGATGAGACACCCGCGCGCGATCGACAGAAGCTCAGGGGCGTGGCCCTTCAGCAGGCCGGTGATCCAGTAGAGGAGGCCGATCAGGGCAAGCGCGAGTATCGCCTGAACGACGGCGCGAAGGGCGCGGCGAGAGTCGGGGTTGGCGAGGCTCATGCCAACAGCTTCCTTGCCTTCGAAGACAGGGCGATGCGATCGCCCGCCGCCACCATCCCAGGGCCATTGACCTTGCGGGTGATGCCGTTGATATCCTCCGCATCAGCGATGGCGTTGCATCCGCGCGAACTGAAGAACCAACAGGCCGATTCAGCCGCGCCCTGTGGCGTGAGCAGATAGGCGGGGATATCAGCGAGCGGGCGCCCCACTGCCTGCGCGAAAGCGGCCTGATTGTCCTTGCAGGTAAGTTGAATCAGCCCTGCGCCTCGATATCGCCAGCCGTCGCCGCTTGCCTCGTCGCCATTGCCCATGCGTCCGGCATAGACGCGGTTGGCGATGGCCTGCGGGCCGCCGCGGATAAGTGCCGCTGCGTCCGTTGTTCCCCGCACTGCCGAGAACATCGCGTCCAGCCGCTCCGGCGTGCGATAGTTCAGGTTCTCGACGGTATGCGTGAGAAGCTGGCTTTCGATGCCGACTTGCCCCAGAAACGCCGCGACCCGGTTGAGCGTGTTGATCTGGAATTCGGCCATGCCGGCGTTCAGATAATCGACATAGAGAGCGCAGGTGCCGAGCGGTGTGGGCGCGTAGATTTGCGCGAGGATCGGGGCTGTCAGGGGCTTCATTTTCTCTCTCCAATCCATGCGACGGCGAGCACCCCTGTTTCAGTCTCGACGGGCGAAAGCTGGATATCGAGGTCTATGAGGTCGCCATTCTTGTTGCGGCCCGCAATCCTGAGATCAGCGCCCATCGGGCGGGCGCGGGGGTGCTTGAACCAGCCCGAGACGAAATTGGCATGTTTCGGCCGGCGATCATCGGGCACAAGGAAATGAATCTCCTTGCCGACGAATTCCGCCCGTGCGTAGCCGAACAGCGTCACGGCCATCCGGTTCGCGAACATGATCTTGCCGTCGCCATTGACCACAAGAACAGCAAGCGGCGCTTCCTCAAGCAGCTTGTGCGGCCCGAGATTGATCCAGTCCGTCAGAGCCTCAACCGACATTGATTTCCCTTCCGAGGATGGCAGTGAGAGTCTTGACGCACCCTCGCTGCTCGGTAAGCTCTCGGTTGACGTTATCGAGTTTGGCATGGAGCTCCCCCCTGTCTCGCTCACACTCATCGACCCTGGCCCTGAGCTTGGCGTCGTCGGCGCGCTTGATCCACCAGACGACAGCGGCTCCGGTTGGCCCCGAAAGGAGGAGAAGGGTTTGCGCGAGGTCATTGACTGGCATCTGTCACCGCCTGCGCTCCAGCCTGTCGAGCCGGATAGCGAGGTCATTGTTCACCTTGGCCTGATCGTCGCGCGCGGCCTGAAGGATGGCCATGGTGCGCTCGTCAGCGTCCAGCCGGTATTCGAGCTTTACGACCCGTTCGGAGGTGTCTCGCTGGAAGGTCTGGTAGGACGCAAACGCCATGCCAAGCATTCCGAACACCGCGAGGACATTCGCGGGCGCGAGCCATTCATTCCTTCGGGGCTGGGCGGGCTCCTGCATCAGGGTTCCGCCAGATTGCCGCCGCGCGCCGCAGCAGCAAGCGGACTATAACCGCCGAGCCGGCGACGAATACCATCCCCAGCCCATATGCCAACGCACCATCCCCCGATCAGCAGCAATTGGATCCACGCGACCAGCGTGATTGCCGCATAGTATTTGTCCGGGTCGGCTGATCCGAACAGCTTCGCTGCTCCGTACCCGCCGTGCATAGCGATCTGGGTGCAGTAGCTTACTCCTAGCAATGCCTGCATTTTCCCCGCAGGACGCCATAGAATCGCAACCGAAGCGGATGTATCGATGATGATGTTGAACATCCAACCGTGATGCTCGCCGGTCAGGATGTTATAGGCGATGCCAGCGCACCAATTGAGGAGGATGACGGCTACCGAACGCGCGATGCCGCTATTGCCGGACAGGCGCGCGGATATCAGCGCCACGATAGCGATAATCCAGAGCGCGGGGGCATAGGCGGCCTCGTGCAGCATCAGTTCTCTTTCGTCCCGCCGCTGAACGTCGAGACCTGTCCTGCATCAAGCCCAAGGAGCTCGCCATGCTCAGCGAGCCCGTCCGCAAGCGATTGGTGCAACTTCTTGGTGTGGTGCTCCACCGCATGGAGGTGCTTGGTGATATCGGCGATACGCTCCTCTACGGTCATTGGATCAGTCCTTTCGCTGTGGTTGCGCTCTGGTGGGAGGGTGGGGTAAGGCTGGCCGAATGAAGGGCTCGCTTCTTTTTATCGTCGGCGCTGTGGTTGCGCTGGCGGTCGCGGCGATGTTTGCCGGTGACGTGGTTCGACGGCTGAAACGGCGCAAAAGGCGTCGCCGGTCTCGGCCCAAGATATTCGACGGGCTTTTGTGAGGGCGAGAGCATGAGGCGACTGACCATCACGCGCGCAGTGATCGCATGGGGAGCCTTCGCTGCTTTCCTGCTGGTCCTGCTCAGTACGCAATTCTTCCGCACGCCGCTGACCGATACCGACCGGGCATCACTCGCCTCGCAATATTCGCGCCTTTCGGACTCGCGGCTGCGCGAAGTTGCCGAGACTGCAGACCCGGAAGCCCAGGAGGTGATAAAGGCCGAACTGGCGCGGCGTGGGGCGAAATAAGCACCCATCGTCAGTCGGGATTGTTCAAATGAGCCTGTAGGCCCGCGAAATTGTAGTGGCGCCACGCCATAAGCGCCGCCTGATATTTGTTCGGATGATAGTTGTCGGCAGTCGCGAGGTCGTCCGAACGATAGCCCATCTTCTGCTGCAGGTCGTTCGTGCTGCCTCCTGTCGGCAGGGTGTAGCCGATCAATTGAAGAAAGGTCTTTTCTGCGGCCGAAAGGAACTCGCGGTTCGAGCCGCCGCCTGTACCCGTGCCAAGTGCGCCTTGTGGTGCGTTCACGTCGAGTATGCTGCCGGAAGGGCAGCCGGCGCCAGTCAATGCAGCAACAGCCGCAGTCGAGCCTGTGTTATGAGTTCCGGGGACCGTGCCGCCGGGCGTCCCATCCATCGAAGGGCAAAAAGCGGTGCGCGCCAGCACTTTCGCGATTTCGTCCGAGGTTCGGCCGGTGCAACGCGCGCTGTAGAACGCATTATAGGAATCGGCGTCATTGGTCCCGTAAGCCCCGTTCCGCGATCCGGTCGAAACAAACACGAAGTCCTTCGCGCTTGAACGTCCCTGCCGTAGAGTGAGTCGCGAGCCGTTCGGCACAGTGAGCGCGAGCCCCGCTGTCAACCGCCTCGCATAGAGTGTCGTCGGCTGGACGCCAGTGGAGCCGCCCCCGTACACGCAGTCGGGCGTGAATGCGAAGTCAACCCCATAGATCGACCCTTGTTTCAGATCGTCCGGGTTGCCCTTTTCGTAGGACGTAATCGGGGCATGAGACCAGTTGGTGATCTGAAACGCTGTGCCTGTGTCAGCTGGAAGCGCACCACCGACGACATCGGCAGTGATCGGCAGAATGTCTGCCAGGGCAAGGAAGTTCTCGGTGTTGGCGCCTTGGGCTGCCATATTGACGACGCGGAGACGAGCCCCGCCGAGCAGGGCCATATAATAGCCCATGCCGCGATAGGATGGCAGCGCGGCGACACCGTAGCGCTCGTCTTTTGAGCTATCGCTGAAGATCCAGCACCGACGCACGAAGGTATTCAGCGCCGTCTCAGCTTGGATAGCAGCGCCTCGGTTCCCTGTGGTTAGCGCAGCTTCCGAAAGATGCGTCGGAAGGATGACGCCTTCGAACATCTGGATATGCTGAATCGGATAGGCGACTGTCGTGGAATTGTTCAGGCACGTAAAGTTGAACCCACTGAAATAGCCGCCTGAAGGTGGGTCGACATAATCGGTGATCGTGTACCAGCCGTTGCCCATGCTCTCGATGACGGGCGCGACATGTCCTGCCGCCGGCCCAGCATTGCCGTTGTTATAGGCGAGGCCAAAGCCCTGAAACGGCTGATTGTCGCGCAGCAGCAAGCTTGCGCAATAGAACAGCAGCGTGATCTTCGTGTTCGTGGCCGGATTGTAATTCGGCACGAAGAATTTTGCGGCGAAATTCGAAGAGCTCACCGGAATCGTAAAGCCGCCAGTCGTCGCGAAGCTTGCTGGCGTAGTCGGGTCGAAAAACGGGTCGATCCACAACGGCTTTACGGCGTCGGCTGCGTCTTCCGCATAGCCAATCTGCGCGAGATAGCGATTGTCGAGCGTCGGGCGGATTCCGGCCACGACCGCGACGCTTGGGGCATAGAAGATTACCGTTCCGCTGGTGTTGGACTGCAACGTCAGGGCGACGCACGCAGCGTTGAGCGTGCCGCGATAGACCAGCCCCACTGCTTCGCTGGTTAGCGTGATCGTGCTTCCAACGTTTGAGTTCGCGGCGTTCTGCTGCGTCAAGGTGGTTGCGGTTGGCGTGACGCTGCCCGGCGCGATCGGGACCACGATCTCGATGCTCGCGCTGGCTACGATAGCGGCAACGACGGACGCCGGGAGCATGAACTGAAAGTTCTGGGCGAACGTCATGGGAATCGTCCCATCCGCCAGCATGTAGCGGGATGGGACAGCGTTAAATGCATTCGTCAGCTTGTCGGACTTGAGCGGTGGCGTCAGACCGGCAGCGGCGGCTGCGGCTGCGGCTGCGGCTGCCTGCGCGTCATCGACATAGGGTTGTGCCAAGCCCCCGATCGCGAGATGAAGAATCCCGGTCAGCGTCCATGAGCCGGAACCTGACGATCCGACCTTCACATAGATATCGTTGTTCGCGTCGGTCGCATCAGCATAGACCAGCGCAACCGTATCGGCCGCATGCGCCAGGTCCGCATTTAGATGCGCGCGCGTATCTTTCGTGACCGACACGCTGCCCAGAGAAAGCGTACCAAGTGCGTTTTCGATCGTTGCGCCGATGGCGCGGATTTCGGATTTGACCGGGTCATGGGGGCCGGATGCGGGTACGCCATCCGTGATATAATCGCGGTACACCGATGCAAATTGGGTAACGATAGAACCCATCAGGCGCTCCACGATCGAGGTGGCGCGACGTTAGGGTCCGAGCTGACTGCCGATTACGGCGGATTAGGTGACAGTCGCGCTGACCGGGCCAACCGGCGTAGAGGCCGCGCCGCCCGTGCTGACCGAGATGACCCAGAAATAGCGCGTGCCCGCCGTCTCAGTTGACGGGTGGCTTTCAGCGCCGCCGGCAATGCCAGTGATGTCGCTGCCAACCTGCGTTGCCGAGCCGAAAGTCGTGGTCGTGCCGTGATAGAGCCGGGTCGCCGCGAAGTTCGCCGACGTCGGGTTGTTCCATGCGATCGTCGCCGTGCCAACTCCGCCGGTTACCGTCAGCCCCGTGACGCGGGCGGGCGGGATCGAGGCGCTGGACGTGCTGACTGTCTCGAGCGTGGACCAATCCGAAACGCGGCCATCGCCAACTTGATAGGCCACCTCAACCTCGACGCTGGAATCGATCGGCACGAACTCTGTCGCTATCTCGACTGTGGCTCCGGGATCAACATCGGTGTATTGCCGTTCGCCCCATGTCGTGGCGCCAGTTTGGCGCGTGCGGGCATACCATGTCAGGTCATCTCGGTCGGGCGCCTCGATAGTCAAATCTATGAAGACGCCAGGGGAGCCCGTCGAACTATCGGCGCCGAAGTTGGCGGTAGCCCCGGTGATGACAGGCGCGTCCAACGGCTGTGTGGCGACGCGATTCCCGACTGGCGCAGGCTCGCCCTCTTCCGTCGCCGGGTTCCAGTCATCGATATTCGAATCCGCCAAAACCCAGTTGAATGCCACGCCGCCGTTCTGCATGCTGCGAGTGACGGGTGATAGGATCTCAACCGGGGCGTCGAGGAACGTCACGCCGGCCTCGATCAGTTGCAGGCGGATGAACCGCTGGCCGAGCACGATCCTCCCTGCGGCGTTGGTCGTGACCGTGCCGCGCTGCGGCGCCATGACCTTGGCCATCTTGCGCTTTGCCAGGCGCCTGTTCTGCGAGAAGGATGGCGACTGCACCGCGAGTTGGCCTGAAAGCTCTTTGCCGCGGTTGCTGATATCGTCATCATCCACCCATGGATCGGTGTCGACCACGTTGAAATCGTGGTTCGCGCTGACATAGGTGACCGAGAGATAGTTGAGCGCGCTTTCTTCATCCACGCCATCCTGTAGGGAATAGCCGATGATCTGGTCGGGGCCGATCGTGACGGTTGGCTCGTAATAGCGGCCGGAATAGACCACCAGCGCGCCATCAGAGCGCGGGGCCAACCAGCCATCGAACGCAGCTAGCAGGTTGGTGACGACGCCTTTATGCTCGTCGGTGTGGCTATGGGCTACGCAGCTGCGGTAGCGCGGCTCGGTTGCGGGGCTCTCTGGGTCCGATGCCCATGTGACCTGCGAACCTACTGGGTGATCGTTCGCCAGCCCGCCCGAAAAGCTGACGACCAGCCCGGAAATCCCTGACACTGTCCGCGTCTCGGTTAATGACGTGTCGCCGGTCGCCGAAATAACGATCGTCATGCCGCTATCGAGGCCGCTCACCGATGTGACAGTGATCGAGGTGTTGCCGTGGTCCGCCTTTACACCAAGGATCGTTTGGACACCCTTGAGCGACATGGGCAGATCGCAATCATCCGCCGCTGCCGTCCAATAGGCGAGCGTGGGCGCGAAATGCCGAGCCCACCGCTTGTTGTCGCGGACCAGCAGGTAGTGCGCAAGATGCAGGACCGCGTTTTCGGACCATCTCCACGTCGTCGGGTCATCAACGTCCTGCGTCTCATCGCGCCAGTCGAACACGAGTTGCAGGCGCATGACGAGCGATAGAGGAAGTTGGTTTGGGCCGCCAGTCGGATAGACCGTCTGGAAGTCCTTGCCCTTGACCTGGCCGAACCGAGCATAGCCGGTGACACAGCCATCGCCACGATGATCCGTAGTCCATTGGTCGGGCAGTTCCGTAACGAGATAGGAGAACGCCGACTCTGTCGGAAGCCCGAGAGTGGCACCCACCCTGATGATGTTACCGCCGCCATATTCCTTCGCCTCGCCGAGCTGTACCCAGCCGGATCCATTAACCGATACCGTCTTGTCGGCGAGATAATATGTCTCGATGCCATCAACCTGGCCATCATGGAACACATAGGCGTCAAAGGCTGTGCCGTCGTTTGCGACCGTGTAGAGAGCATAGGCCGGGTGCATCCGGTTACGCCCATAGCCGGAGACACGAGCCGGAGTCGGCGACTTGAGCGCCGTTTCTGTGAGCTGCGGTTTCGGCGCACCGGGCTGGGTGAGCGCCGAGAAGATCATAAGGCCGCCCTCAGCGATCAGCGCGGGATTCGCTGTAACAATCCCCGCCACGATCTCGATCGCTCCGACGATGGCTCGGAATACCTTGCTCATGTGCGCCACGCCTTGGTGATTTTTACGGCGCCGTCCGGGATAAAATGGAGGCCGCGAGCTGCCTTGATCGCCCACCTCTCCCCGGTGAAGATACCACCCGCCTCATATCCTTGAGCATTAAGGACTGCGATATCGCCGGCCTGCGGCGGGCCATCGACCACTGTGAGATAGTCGCCGATCCCTGCGGTCCACAGCGCCACCAGCCCGCCCCCTGCTGCCGGGGCGGCCTCACATGCGCTGGCCTCGGTTACATCCCTCCACGCCCACGCAAAATCGGGATAGCCGAGCGCTACGCACCAGTCGGCGGCGAGCGTCGAGCAATTCCATGGCGAGCAGTTTGCGCACTGCTCTTTCAGGAAGGTGCCGAGATCGATCACGCGTCGCTCGGGCCGAATCGGCGAGACGTACCGGAACTGATGCCAGCGATGTGATCGAAAAACCTGTCTGTCGGCGATCGGCGGCGCTGATCAGCATCGGTCCAGAACGCGATCGGCGCGCGCGACCTGTCCGAATTCTCGCTTCCGATGCTGAGTTTGATTGTGCGAGTTCGTCCGCCCTGGCTGTCCTGGCTGTCGATCGTCGGTGAATCGCACCTCAGCGACGCCAGCCATTCCACCTCTTCGACCTGATAGGCGTCGTCCAGATAGGCGAAGCCGATATCGACATCCGCACCCTGCAACGATGCTGATTCGTCCCGGAACAGGGCGACTGTCGCGGCGCTGACCCCGCTGACACCGACCTCTATGCGCGAGGAAATGCCGTTGATGACCTGTTCGAGATCCGGAATGCTAAGCAGCTTGCCGCCACCGAGATACAGCGCTTCCGCAGATTCCACCGCATCGGGCGGAATGATCACCGGATTGACGCCGGAGCATATCCGCGCGGGCGGATCCGTCGCGATACGCAGAAGCGTCAGCCGCCTCATGGCGACGGGTCGCGCATGTCCTCGACCATCGTGATCGAAGCAGTGGAGAACAGCCCCGTGGTAAGCGCGTTGGTCGGCGGGCTGACCCGGCGCATGATGCAGCGGACATTGTCGAAATCGAGTTCATCACCGATCGCGATGCCTCCACGGATCGGAGGCTGGAACTTGATCGTCAGGCCGGTGTCGATCGTCTCGACCGAGTATATCTCATAGGCGCGGTCGCCCCATACCGGATGAACATGCGTGAAGCGTTCGCCGCCGATAAGCGGGCGATCCGATGTGATGGTGATATCGAGTGAGGTGCAGTTCAGGCCACCCGTCTGGCCATTGTTGACCGCCAAAACTGATGCGGATGCACCACCTGATAGATATTCGCTATCGTCGGAAAAGGGTGTTTCGTCGCTATGCGGGACGAGCGAACTGCCCGCCGCGATGGGTTGGTGGTGCCGATCACAGAACATGAGCACGGCTTGCGCGCCGCCGGACAGGCCGGCGTTGATCGCCCGCCATGCCAATGTCAGGGCCCGGCGGGTATCCTGGCGGCCGCCAAATGCGCCGTTACTGAAATCGGCCTGCCAGAAACCGCCGCCATCGATCTGTATGGGCTCGCTGATGCCGCTGAGGCTGGTGCCGCCGTCAATCTCCGTCCCCATGACGCGAATGTCATGGGTCTGAAATTGAAAGACGCAGAGATGGAGCGTGCGCACGCGCGGACGCTATGGGCGATGGCTGTGACTGATTACGGCGGATCAGGTTGACGTCCGCCTATGGAAGCGTAGTTTGCGCGACGCTTGGAGATGGCCATGTCGCTACTACTCATGATCGCCGCGGCTGCATCACCTCAATCGGTGTTCGGCATCCAGATCGGTCAACCACTCGCTATCCCAGAATGCAAGAAAACCCCTCGTATCGCCTCACTGCCTGACGTCGATTTGGGTTATGAGATGCGCCAACCCGTCGTTTGTCACCAAGCCGCGCGCGTGAATGCTGGCGAGACATGGGCCACCGAGACGATCGTGTTCCCACTGGAATCTATGCCGACAATTGCGCGATCCGGCAAAATGGATGCCATGATCGTAGACGGCAAGGTCATTGGCTTTACGATCCCGACCGCAGGGATTGAGAGCCAGGAAGTCGTCCTTTCGTTGCTGACTGAAAAATATGGCAAGCCGGCGTCTGTCACCCGCAGTTCGGTCCAGAATAGTGTCGGTGGAAGCTTTCAGGCCATCAGCGCAATATGGGCGACCGCTGGTTTGGCGATATCCTTCAATGCCGCGCCCTATCGCCTCGACATTGGCGAAGTGATGATCGATACACCCGCTGCGCTGGCGCTTAGAACCGCCGCGCTGTCTCGCGCCAACGCAGCTCATACGCCGCTCTGAGGCTAGCCCCTTTCGCTCTGATAGCGAGACATGGCGGTCGGCACAGACGCGACACTTGCCCGGTAGCTCGCCTGCCCGGCCTCAGCTGCGCGCTGGCTGGCTACAGCGTTGACGTGATTCAGAAGTTCCGGCGTTGTGATGCCGAAACGTGCGTCCAACACGAAATTCTGGTGGACCACGACACCAGCAGCAGATGGGCTGGGAATGCGAGCATTCGAGGCGGACACGTTCGGGGACACCGACAGGACTTCGCGCTGACTGACGCGCGCAATCGGCCGCCCATTCAGCGACAGAACATTGCGATCGACGCCTGGGTTACCGCCGATCGTCATGGATCCGCCTGTTGCGAAGCCAAGGAGCGGCCCAAGGCCGGAGATAAGGCCGCCGCCACCTGCTGATGAAGGGCCGCCGCCGGACCCGCCGCCGAAAATCGCAGATTCAGCCGCCTGGATGCCGATTTGTATCAGGTCCTCTAAGAACTGACCGGCCGCGCCGTGAAGCCCGAGCAGTTTTGATAGCGCGGTTCCGAGTGAATCGTTCAGCCGCTCCACGCCGTTGACCGCGGCCTTTTCGAATGCCTCGCCAATCTGGTCCGCAGTGTGCGGTAGGGACTGCAGATATTGCTGCCATGGCCCGGCATCGCGCCTGTTGATCTCGGCCGCCTGCCCGGCCGCCTTGCCCGGCAATGCGCCAAGCCGGGCTTGCGCGTCCTCTCGCGCGGCCGGGGTCGTTGCCTTGTCATCGATCAGCTTTTGCAGGGAAACGCGCTCTTGCTCGGTCGCGATGGCCAACAGGCGCAATTCTATATCGCGGCGCTCTTTGGCCGTCGTAGCCAGCGCCAGTTGCGAGTTCAGTATATCCGTCTGCGTCTCGGCCGCCGTCTGAAGGTGAGCGGCTTCCTCATCGAGATAACGCGATGTTTCCTTGCGATTGATGGCGTCCAGCTGGAGTTGCGCGTTCCTGTCGTTAAGCGCGATCAGGGTATCGCGGTGCGCATTCACCTGTGCCGCCTCAGCGCCCTTCAGCTTCTGGCTGGCGATCGTCTTTGCCGCGTCGTCCTTCAGTTCGCGATCTCGCGCAACACGCTCAATCTCAACCCGCTGGCGCGCGTATTCGTCTTGATCGCGGGTGTCTGACGTGAGCTCCGACAGATAGCTCAAGCGCGCCTGCTGTTCGCGCTCCTCTTCGGCCGTAAACTTGCGATCCCGCTCAAGGCGTTCTGCCTCTATCTGTGACGCAGATTTACCCTTAGGCCCTTTTGGTGCCCCGAGGCTGTTGAGGAGTCGAGTGTTGACGCCGCCAGGCTGCGGACTTGCGAATTTGCTATCGAGGCCCAGCCCCTTCTGGATGCCGGAAATCCGGTCTTCCTGATTGTCGAGAGCCAAGTTCTTGATATCTTGGTCGACCGGCAGGCCAAGACTTTGCTTCGCGCCGATCGCGGCATACCGGTTGAACCTTGCGAGCGCGTTGACCGCAGTCGTAACGGCTCCGGCCACCTTTTCGAAGACCTCCACCAGCGTCAGGATGGCGCTCGCGTTATGGGCGACGACCGACGAAATGTCCGTCATCAGGACGGCCTTGGCCTCAGCCAGCTTCTTCGAAATCTCGTCCAGTTTCGCGATATCTGTAGCCGAAAGGATCGCATTATTCTTCTGGAGCGCGTCGGACAGCTTGTCGAGGCGTTCATTGCCGCCTGACAGCATGCCATCAAGCTTGGCGCCGGATTCACCAAACAGCGCCAGTTCAACCCGTGCGCGCTTGGCCTGGTCCGGAATGCTGCTAATCCGGTTTACCAACGTCGGGAGAAGCTCGCCGGCCGTCGCTGCAGTGTGGATGTTGATGCCGAGCGCCCGGAAAACCTTGATCTGTTCCTCGGAACCGGTGCGCGCCTTGCCGAGATTTTCGGAGAACAGGCGCAGGCCAGCGCTCAGTTGCTCTTGCGTGACGCCATCTTGCGCAGCTGCGTGCTGATAGACCTGCAGTGCCGTGGTCGTGAGACCAGCTTCCTTGGCCACGTCCTGAAGGGCGCGGGCGTACTCGGTTGCCTTGCTGATGGCCTCCGCGCCGAGCGCAACGCCGGCTGTGAGCGCTAGGCCGGCGATTGCGGGCCCGCCGCCGAGCGCGGCATAGGCGCCGGCACCGCGGGCGAATTGCTCAACTCCGCGCGTGGCGCCCTTGGCTGCCTGCTTCTCGGCGGCGATGGCGCGCAGCTTCTCGACCGCCAACGTCTCGGACTCGGCACGCAAGATAGCCTGGTCTTCGGTGAGGCCGGCCGCTTTGTACGTGTTAATGCGACGAAGCCAGTCGACTTGATCTTGCAGTTCGCGCTTGACCATCCCCTCCGCAGAGCGCGCCCTTAAGGCAAGGTCGAAGCGATCGGCGAGGAGGTGGTTGACTTCGGTCTCTGCGGCAATTTGCTCGGCCTGTCCGCCTGCCATGACAGCAGCTGGAATAGGCCGCTGTCCGGAAGCCTCATTCGCGACCGTCGCGCCGATGCGACCAGACGTAGATTGCGGGATGGCGCGATTTGAAGCGGCCTGCTCAGCCAGTCGGCGATACCTGGCCGAGCGTTCGGCTTCGGCGATCTCTGCGTCCGCCTTGGCCCTTGCCGCTGCCTTGGCTGAGCGAACCTCTTTCTCATCAGACGCGACTGCGGCATCGGCGCGAGCCTTTCGAGTGCGCGTAACCTTGGCCGTGGCGGCTTCCTCAGCTGCAGCGACTTCGCCCGCTGCCTTCTTGTGCCGGTTCGCGTATTTCTGCGCCTCAGCACCGCTCAGGTCGAGGCTGCCCGCCACTTTCGGCATGCTTTTGGTGAAGCGCTCATGCGCGGCAGTCGCCTTGTCAAAATTGGCGACATAGCCGTTATCGCGGACGATGAGCTCGGCTATGATGGAGTCGACAACCTCAGCCATCAGTGAATCATCCTTCCGAACCCACTCGCCACTAGCCGCTTCTGGCGCATCGCTACATGATCGGCATCGGGCGCCTCAGGATGCTCATCCTCCAGCTTGTGGCGGTCATTCCAGTTCCAGAGCAGCGCCTGATATTCCCACCACGTCAGCTTTTTGGCCTCCGATGGCGGGATGCTCATCATGGCGCAGTTCGTGAGCGCCGCCGCGTAGTCGAACCTTTCTTTGGGGTCGCCGGGCTTGCCACCGGCTCGGCTTTTTTTGGCGGCGAGTATCCGTGCACCAGATCGTGCAAAATTATATAGGCCGCCGCCCAAAGCTTGGTAAGCCCGACACGCTGATCCGACAGGCCAAAGAAATAGGTACTCAGGATTTCATCGACGCGGAAATCGGCTATCTTGATCTCCGCGCCGTCGATCACCGCCGCCCCGCCGCCGATCAACCCCTGGCGCACGACTTCGCGCAACTCCAGCACGCGATATTTCGCAAGTTCTGGGTAGATTTCACCCTCTACGAAACCGTGGCGGCCCTCCGAAGTGCGGGCGTAAATCTCGCCCACGCCTGCGTTGCAAAGTCGCTCGAGTTCCTTGTACTGCTCCAAGCCATATGCGCAGCGATATTCGCCGTTGCCGATAAAGATCGACGTGAACGACTGCACGGGATCAGGTGACGGTCAGCGTCTTGGTCGAGACGCGTGGCGTGTTGGTCGCGCCTGCCAGCGTTTCCGTCAGCGTGATCGTCTTCGAGCCAGCCGCCGAGAAGGTGCCGGAGACCGTGCGCGATACGCCAGTGCCGCTTACGGTAAGAACCGTCGAATCGCTGCTGGTCGCGGTCAGCGTCGAACCAGTGGTCGTGACGACAACCGTACCAGAATAGGCAACGCCGCTGGCGACGGTGTTCGGCGTCATCGTCAACGCGGCGAGCGTGGTTTCACCGGCTGTCGGCACCCATAGGATCTGGCCATCGGAAACAAAGGTCAGCTGAACGGTGATATTCGCTCCATCCGCCGCGCCATACTGGATATCGGAGCAGACGAAATAGCCCTCGTAATAGCCAGCATCGACCGGATCACCGATGGGCTCACTCAGCAGGAAGCGATATTTCAGCGACTGGCCAGCGATCGTGCGGAGAAGAGATGCCTGCTGCCGATTGAAAAGCCCGGTGCCGGAGATGTTGAATTGCTCGCCGGTCACGTTGACGACGCGGAAAGGGACCATCGTCGGGTCCGCGCAGTCGCGGATATATTCGTCGGACGTGTTGAACTGGTGGGTCAGGTTTCGCGAGGTGAGGCCGCAGAGAATGACCGGTGTTGAGACGCTGGGCGGCGAGAAGACCGCGACGTCGGCATACTGGCCTTTGACAATGCTTGGCACGGACATCGCGGGTAGCTCCTGCAGGTTTCGGCAGGTTCTAGGGGCGAGGTGTATCCGTGATTACGGCGGGTTTATCAGCCCGCCACCTCGACACCGAACGTCACGGTCACCACCCACGCGTCAGCTTCGTCACCGTCGCGCACGGCGATTGTCTGGATCCACACTATTCGCGCCTTCTGGCTGCCCTCAAGCGTCAACGTCGTACCATCGAGCGCGTCCTTGATCGCGGAACCGATGCGGTCAGCTTGGTCCTCTGCGGACGCTGTGACGGCGCCGCGCGCATTGGCCAGTGGCTTGGTGAAACCCTGGACGTTCGCCCGGAATGCCGAGCTGTCGAGACCTGACGCGCGAAAGGGTGATGCGGTGATCGCGCCCAACCTCAAAAAGGGGAAAGCGCGGGACGCAGGGACCGTGCCGGGATACATGGACCCAGCCGAGATGAGCGCGGTCAACGGCCCGTCGTGCTTCATCGCTGTCAGCATCGCGCGGCGCGTCGGGAGCTTGTAATCCTCAGCCATCAGGTGATGACCTCTGCCCCGAAGCGCTTGTGCAGCGCGTCGATCACGTCCTTTCGGTTCACCTCTGTCGCAGGCACAAGGAAGGGGCGCGGCTCCATCTTGGATGTGCCGAGTTCGAGGTATAGGCCATATTCAGCCCCGACCCCAACGCTGGTCTGAATCGACCCCGGCGTTTCGATGATCTCACCTGCATGGATCGTGCTGACGAGATAGCCGCTATCGGAGTTAGGCGCCTCTCCCGGCGACGATGCGACGTGATGCGGGCTTGGTATGCCGCCGTCGAGCACAGACGCGCGGGCATCTTCGGCGATAGCTTCTGCGCCCGCCCGCAACTCCTCGCCGACTGCCGGCATGATGCGCGCGGGGTTCATCCGCAACAGCCGGGCGAGGTGGTTGTCGGTAACGCGGATCATCAGTCGAGCGATACCACGAGCGATCCAATCGGCCAGGATACGTTGATGCCTGTCGTAATCGACAGAGTCGTAGTGACCGGGCCTGCGAATAGCAGGTTGCCAGCTGACGCCGCATCGAACACGCCGAAATAAGTCACCGTCGCCGCCCCTGCGGATGCGCCGAAATCCGCAATCGCGCTGTTCGACATGGAGCCGCCGGATGCCGCGCCCATGGTGACGGCTACACGGCCGGCTGGCCTGATAGTCGTTGTGACCTCAGTGCCGCCGCCCGCATCGCCCTCGGTTGTACTGAACAGGCCGATATAGAGACCGGATGGCGCAGTATAGGACGTGCCGCGAAGGTGATCGAGGATCTTGTTCTCGAGATAGTCGCTGAAACTGCCGGGCATGACTTAAACCTCTTCGTTTGGCCAATCGACCGTGGTGGATAGAACGCCGTCAGCGCGCGCCGCAGCGCCGCCTTGCGGTTCGGGCCAGTCGCCGCCGTTCCATTCGCCGAGTGGCCCAAGGAACCCGACGACGCGCTGGCCATGGGCATCGACCCTATCCGGCAGGTACCAGATGGCGCCGGGAGTCGTGTCCGGGTTGTTGGCATTGCAAAAGGCCAGATAGGCATCTGCGGATGCACTCTTTCCTGCGGGGAAAAGGACGACGATGGACATTATGGGATACCTCCACGGGCTTTGAGAAAGGCGAGCATCTGCGCGGCCTGCGCAGTCGTGAGCGGGCTTGTTATCAGGAAGGCGTTGGCGGTCATGTTGGCGAAGTTGGAGCCCGCTAGAGTGCCACCGATCCTTATGTTGGTAGTTCCGGTCGACGGCGTATCCGCAGTTGATACTGACGTATTGCCATCCACCGACAAAGCGATCGTGGTTCCGGTTATCTCGACACGTGCGACGTGTTTCCCGGAATAGTCTACGGCGGTATCGGTGACCTGAACTGCTGACGTGCCGTTGCCCGCGTTGGCGAATCCGCGGTTCACCCCGCCACTGGTGGTGCGCGCGACATAGCGAGACGTAGAACTGGCGCCCGAGCCATAGGCCAGAGACACGCGTGTCGTAGCATCCGCCGCCAGCGCCTTTTGATCGATGAGCGCCCAGATCTCAGATGCAGCCGCGCCAGATGGGAACGGCTGTGTCGCCGCGAGAAGCGAGTCGTCCGTGCCGTCGAACGTGATGCCCGGCCGCCCGTTGAAGCTGGTCGCGGAATAGACGGGCTTCGACCCCGAAACTCCCTGCGTCGGCGCATAACCGCCAACAACATCGGTCCATGTGGTGACGCTGGATCCGGACAAGGTGATCATGCCAGGCCGCTCAGCGTCCCAATATCCCAAGAGAGCGGCGCCTAGATCAAGCACTGGGTCCTATAGTCTTGGCGCACCGGTTGTGGTCGACTGGCCCGCTACCGTCCCGGACAGGCTCGCAGTGCCCGCCAGCGCGCCGCTGGTCGTTGATGCGCCTGCTATCTGACCGGCAGCAAAGGCGTCGCCACGCAACGCGCCCGATATTGTGGACGCAGCAGATACGACGCCCGCGAAAAGGTCATAGATTGTGGGCGCTCCCGACACCGCGGAAATCGCAGTCGTGGCGCTCGACAGCCTCGCGTCCCCCGACAGTGCCGCAGTAACCGCGCTGGCGGCATTGGCGCTCGCAGCCACGAACATGGCAGCCTGTGGTGCGCCACTTAGCGACGATGCGGCGGCAACCGTGCCAAAAAGCCTGCCATCGGCAATGATATCGTCAGATGCCGTTGAGGTAGCTTGCACCGTACCGCCGAACTCGCGAGAGATGCTGGTCGATGACCGCCGCCCCCGACAGTCCCAATATACCCCGAATGGATCACTATCGACAGAAGCGATCGACCACCGCCCGAAATATGGTCCAGTGAGAACGTCAATGCTGGCGTCCGTGTCGATCGTGCCTTCAAGCGTCGAGGCCAGCACCAACAGGCGCATATCTTCATCAGTATAGCCATCGGCCTGGCGCATGGCCTCGGTGGCGTTCTCGATCTGGAGTGAACAGTCTGCGATCGTGACTGCGCCGGGCGTTACGATCGAGCCGCCATCATCGGTGATGGGCGCGCCGTATCGCACGACCGAGCCCGGCTTGATCGGGCCGCCGAACTGTGCCGACAAGCCGACACCGAAATCCGCAAAGATGGCCCCCATGTCCATCAGCAGGGCCAGTTCCATGGCGGTAGCGGCCCGGCATATCCGTTGAAGCCATAGGCGCACGGGACCGTGCCTGGAGCGGTCGTGCCGCCCCCGGATTTGTTTTTCGCCAGCAAGCCGAGATATTCGCGGCCATAGGAAGTCGTCGTCAGGCCACCTCGCGCCTGTTCTGCAACCGCGGTATCGCTGAACTGAAGGTCGGCTGAGCCCGATTTCCACCGCACAAGTCCGGCCGCAGCTGCCTGCGATGCCTCACTGCCCTTGATGCCTGCGGTGTTCGTCTCGCTCATCCGGTGCGCGGCGTAGGCGATCAGGGCCGGCGCATAGTCGCCCTCGAACCAGCTGGTGTCTACGAACCGCTCTGCATCCGTCAGCCAGTATTGCACGGTGTCGTCGCCCACCGCCGCGAACGCTGGGTAGCGGATCTTCAGCGTTGCGGGTGTAGGCTTGTCGTAAGACATCGCCTACCTCACCACGCGAGCGGAATCCACGATCCGGCTCCTCAGGATGTTCAGGTAGCCGTACATGTTGTTGTGGAGCTGAAGCGGGGCATTCGTGTCGGTGATCGCGTGGCCGTTAATCGTGTCCCACAGCCCAGAATTGTGAGCGCTTTCCTCGATCGAGGCGATATCCCAGAAGCCGGCCGGGATGATGTTGCCAGCGCTCCTGATCTGACCCGAACGAATCTTGTCGTTGATGCCCGTCCGCGCCGCATCGTTGGTGTTCGGCGTGGCGTTCGTGCTGTCCGGGTTTGGGCCGGTCGTGACGAGCCAGACCTTCTTGCCGGCAAAATCTGCGACATCCAGCATCGTGCCGAGATCGGTCGCCATCTGCGCAGCCGTCCGCGACCCGTTCACATCGTTGATGAGATCCGGACCAGAAATGTGCGTGCAATATTGCGCCTGCTTGCTGCGCTTCGTGTGGGCGGTCAGCCAGTTTTGCAGCTTGTCGCCGCTGGTCGCGCAGTTGATATAGCCGAAGAACCGGCCGAGCGAGCGGGCTGAATTGCCGGTGTCGCCCGTGCCATCGACAAAGCCCGCAGCGTCGCGGTCGCCCGTTCCATAATCCCGGCTGTTGCCGAAAATGTAGATCGACGGATTGCGGGTATAGGCAACGATCGCGGTTGGCATGATCGCGTTCTGGACTGAGGCCGATGTTGCGGCCGGCGAACCATTGGTCGCGAAATAGTCTGCGCGGGCGGCGAGCGTGCCGCTGGCGTCCCAAATCTGGGTAGCGACAGCCGGATTGTTGTTGCCCGCAGTCTGGAAATTCTGGTTCGGGTAGTTGTAGACGACGACGCCATTCGCGCTTTCGACGTGAACACCGAGCATGAACGCGGCGCCCTTGGGAATCCTCGTTGCCAGGGTGAGCATGTCCGACAGCTTGGTCTCGCCATCGGCGAAGGTGTAGCTCGATGCGCTGCTATAGCTGAACCGCTGCCAGCTTGATCCTATCGGATACTGGATATACCGCGTGTAGGTTGGCGTCGCGCCGGGATTGTGCTCGAAGGGCGTCGTGAGATCGGCATACCAATTGCCGTCCTCGACCGCGATTGCGGTGATATCGTCGCGGGCGAAATGGAAGCTCTGGAAATTGATCGAGCGGGACGTGGCCGCGACGTTGTTCGGCGCATAGGCCCGCGTTGCCACCTGGCCGAGATAGAAGCTCGGTAGAGACGGCGGTTGGACTAGCCCCCCGTTCACGCGCTGAGCTCCGTCACGCGGGCGCTGCCGTTCGCAACAGGCCAGAAGCCACGCACGGCGCCTGTCCAGCCATCAGGCAGGAAGTACACACCGGGTACCGATGTCTTACCGTCGATCGCCACGGTGAAATTGGTCGCCGATGCTGTGCCGGCGCCAAGAAGAAGATACAGGACCGATGTGCTATCGTTGGCGATCGTGGACCCCGGCAGGCGGTTCGCGTTGGCGGCGAGGATTGCCGTGTCAGCTGCGGCTGATGCAACGTCAGTGCGGGTGGGGGTTGCCGATGGGACAGGCTTTGCTCCAAGGGAGGTGAAATCGACCTCGCCGCCGCCAGCCTGCTTGCTCTTGAACAGCGTGACGGGCCGGGCCTCTTCAGGCCCGCCATCCCCTCCGATATTCGCCAGCTGATCAACCATTCCTCATTCCCTCATGCAAAGGGCCGCCCCTGCGATTGCGGGAGCGGCCCTTGTTCCCCGCGCGACGATTGGATTCAGGCGCGCTTGGTCAGCGTCTCGATCTGCGCGGCCTGCTCGGCATTCGATGCCTTGAGCGCCGCATTCTCGGTCGTCAGAGCCTCGATCTGGGTGCGTGCTGCGGCGAGATCGGCGGCCTGCTCGATATTGGCGGTCGCAACGTCCGATTCCTTGCCGAGATCGGGAAGTCCGCCTTCGGCAATCTCCGACTTTGTCAGCTCGATGCTCTCACCGGGCTCAAGCCATTTGGTCGTGCCGTTCGCGAGGTTGATGCCGCGCGGACCCGAGGCATAGTTGGTGTGCTTGGCCATGGTTCAGATCCCATCCCGATAGCTGAGGGTCTTCGGACGATAGATTTCGAGCTGCCCGACGTTCATCACACCATCGACGCGCCAGGACATGGATGACGTCGGGAACAGCGGCATGAATTCGAACATGCCGGGGAGGTAGAACTCCATATTGTCGGGGCTCTTCTCGTAGGCGATCATGCGCGCCGTGCTCGATGCGCCGGCTGTGGCCAGTTCGCGGCTCGGTCGAATGTCGAGCGGCTGATTGGTGACGGCGGTATAGCTGTTGTTCTTCTTCACGAACGTCAGCAGCGAGTCACCGGTATTGGTGAGCTGCGTGTTGTTCAGATAGAGGAACTTCGACGTCGGCAGGATCACCGAGTTCGCAACCGCAGTCTCGCCCGAGTTCGTATAGACGTCGGTGAGCGCGGTGTTGAAATCGGCGAGGATCTGCGCCGGAGTTGCTGATGCCCAAGTGCCGGTCGGCGCGTTGGCGGTCGGAACCGAGGCATTGTTGATCAGGCCAGTGAAGTTTTTGACCGTCGATCCGCGGATCACCTTGTCGTAGATGAACTTTTCCGCGACCATGCGCGCGGCCGATGCCTTGCGGGCGTCGATCGGCACGTTCATGCGCGAGGCCCGATTCACCTCCTGCAGCGAGAGCTCATAGCCGACACCACCGAGATGGAAGCCGGTCACGCCCTGGGTGAGGCTTACCGACGCATTCGGGATATCGAACGACTTGCCGCCGATGTAGTTGGCAACACCAGCGATATCGCCTGAATAGACGAGCTCGCCGACGTCCCACATGTCGCCATCGGTGTTGATCGGGACCAGCCCGGCATAGTCGAATGACGGATACTTCTGAGCGAAGACCCCGGCATGCGTGCGATATAGCGCGGGAACGGCAAAGCCGGCTGCCTGCTGCGCGTCCTGGAAAACCTGTCCGGTCATTGCCCTGTGCCCCTTACTGCTGAACGATGCGGATGCGCACGGGCGCGCCGCTCAAAACGGTGTCGATGAAGGTCGCGGGAATCGCGGTGTTGCCGCTCGAGGATGAGGTAAAAACACCTGCACTGGTGACGTAGACCGCAGCTGCGGCGGCCACGTTTGCACCCGCCGTCACCCAGATATCACCCATGTCGCAGAGCGAGGCCGAGGCATATTGCAGATAGGTATCGACCGCGCCGCCGATGGGCGGAACAACGCCCGCATTGGCGATCGTGACGCCCTTGAACTTCGTGCCCGGCGTTGCGGTGATGCCGCGATCGGCGGTACCCTGAAAGCACGCCTTACCGAACGCGATACCCGCCGAGTCCTCGACAGTGCCGCTGGGGCGATTGGTGACATTCCCGTCTGCCAGCATGCCGGGGAAGCCCGCGACATAGTCGGTGAGGTATGTGCTCTGGATGGTGATCGACATGTCTTATGTCCCCTCAGGCCGCGACGGCGTTCGAATTGGCGGGCGTCTTCCATGCGTCGCGAAGCTCCTGCTTCCGCTTGGCCTGGGCGTCCTGATATTCGGTCTGGGCATCGCCGAAATTAACCGGGCTGCCGCTGATCGGCGCCTGCGTGGCCTCGACCTTCGTGTCCTTGGTCAGCACGGCGAACGAGGCGCCGATCTGGGCATCGTTCCAGTCCTTGGCGGCATCGCCCATCTTGGCCTTGACCGTGGCGGCCATAATCGCCGGCTCGTCCATCTCGTCGGTGACGGTGACACCCAGCGCCTTCGCCTTGCCGGCGGCGAGCATCAGGGCTTTGCCGGCATCGCGAAGCTGCGCAGGCGTGGGCTTGGCGTCCTTGACCGACTGCTCCAGCGTGGCAATCTTGGCGTCCTTGGTGGCCGCTTCGGTCTTCAGGGTCGCGATCTCGGTATCGAGCGCGGTTACCTTCCCGAGCGCCGCATCGCGGGCGGCGAGAATGGTGTTGATCGTCGCCAGCGCAGTGTCGGCGTTCGAAATGTCGACGGTGAGCCCGTCGATGAGCATGGTCTTCACGGGCTTCTCCTGGGGTTTCAGGCTGTCGAGAAAAGATTGGGGGGCAGTGTCGGCAGTCGGCGCATCGCCAACGCGACAGGTTGGGCCGGCCCTGCCGCGATCGACCAAGGCGACGTGGTTGCCGGTGATGTTGGTCTGGCGCGCCTGGCATTTCGTTCCATCGGCCGCCGTGAAGTCACCGAACTCGAGGTTGCAGGTGTAGCCATTGGATAGCTCAACCTTGCCAGCATCGACCTTGGCCACGGTATCGGCATCTAGGAACGCGAGGTCGAATCCGACGTGATCGCCGTCCTTGACCGCCCCCATGATCGTGCCGCGCGCGAAATCTCGCCAGTTACGGGCGGTCACCGATACGGTCGGATGATCGTCCGTGATCGGCTTGGCGACAAAGCTACCGAGCGACCGAGCGCTGAACACCTCTTCGGCATCGCGCAGGACATTGACGGTTTCCATGTCGCGCAGGCCGTGGGCGTTCTCAGGATCCACGTCGCGGCCGGAATAGGCGTAGGCGCCGACACGGGCTGCCTTGGCACGAACACCCATATAGCCGTCTTGCGATCGGCGTGACGCGTCGAGCGTAAGGGCGTCAGCGAAGAACATGGCCGCATCGAATACGTGCGGCGTGGGTTGGTGATTACGGCGGGTTTGCTCAGGTCTGCATTACCGCTACAAGGCGCCGCTCATGATGCGGAGATCACCATGCTGGCGTTGAATGTGCACGGCATTTTGGGCCATGGGGCCGGAGTTGAAGTCAGCTGCAGTCAGTTCACCCAACTGGAACTGCTCGGGATGGCAAAGGTGGCCAACAGCAAGGGTGCCCATCTGACTATCCGCGATGCGCTCAAATTGAGCGATTTAGATCGTCTGGGCATCGCCACGAACGGCGGCAAGGCTGTAACCTTGGTTTACTAGTCCCAAAGCGGCTGCTCATAGCATTTGCAGAACGGCAGCATACCCGCCCGGTCGTTCGGCGCGGTGGCCTCGCTATAGACGCGCTGGTCGCGGGCGACGTGCGCTGGCCTTGGATGCTTCTGCGAATTATCGTGCAGCCACTTGAAACGCACTAGTCCAGCCGCTTGCCTGCGCACGCGATCGAGCTCTGCTGACAGGCGATTTGTCTGGTCGACGGCTATGCGTGCCGCCCGCGCCTTAGCAGCATCGAACGCCCCGCCTATACCGACATCAGCGGCCGGCACCCTCGCCGATAGCGAATTGATCAGCGTCGTCGCGACCTTGTGCTGGATCTCAGAATTGACCGCGGCGGCCAGCTGTTCAGCGCGCACCACGGCGTTGGCGACTGTTGCGACACCGTCCTGCGCTCCGGTGAACATCGCGACGTCGAGCCCGGTTGCAGCCTTGATACGCGCGATCCACTGTGTCCTGTGCCAACGCTCGACATGACCCATTGGGGCGGCGAGACGACCGGCGATCAAGGCGATGGCTGCGATCTTTACTGCCGACGCATCGACCTGGTGCTTGACCGATGACGACGCATCCGCCGATGGTTGACCGCCGCGCGGTGGTAGCGCTGCGGTGTATGCGGCCAGCAATGCCGCCTGTTCGGCGCGCCATGCTCGGACGATATCGAAATAGGGCGCTGCAATACCAGCCCGCAGAGCCTCGGTCGGCTCGATACGGCGTAATGGGCGCGGCTTGATTCCCTGCTGTTTCAGGATCGCTGGCAGGTTGTAGCGCAGGCCGAGCAGGAGAGCGCCGGTAGCGGTCTCGGTTTGGTGGCGATGATCGGGACTCGAGGCCATCAGTCGTCTTCTTCGGCCGCGCCCCAATTCTCTACGATCTCAGAGAACAGTTCCGGGCCAAGCTTGATCGGTCCCTGATAAGCTTCGACGCCTGACAAATCGACCGGCTCGCCAGTCAGCGAGATATGCGGCTGGTACTCAGGGTAATCCCAAGATGCGCCTGCCTGCACGATTTGTTCATGGCGCCAGCACAACCGAGACGACGTGAACAGCAGCACCGCTGTCCGATCTCCGAGCGGCTGGACGAGGCGAACACCGCCGGGGGGGATCGCGATCGTCCCGTCTTTCTCCTGGTTCCAGTCCTCGCCATCGATCTTCATCCAGTCGACGGGCGTTGTCGAATAGGCGATCGTCACATGCAGATCGGGTTGCAGCTTGCCCAGCCCCTGCTTGGTCGCCCATGCCTGCAATTCGGCGACATTCAGGACTGGCCGGCTGACGTAGAGGCTGCGCGGTGTTGCATCCAAGAAGCGTGCATCGTTAGCGGCGCGGCGCATCGGAATAGCTGCATTCGGATCAACCGGCGCGTTGGGGTCGGGCGCTGGCTCGGCTGATTCGGATGGGAACCGCTCGTTCTCAGGCACCTCAGCCAACGCCGCGTCCAGCCCTGGCATCCAGCCGCGCTCGGTCATCAGGTTCTGTAGCCCCTTGTCGAACGCGATCGGCGGAACCGATCCCGTTGCCTGCAGCTTCTCGATTGCCTGCATGGTCGTAAAGAACGTGGTCGCCTCGTCCTTCTCGCTCTGTGACGAAAGCGGGGCGAACTCCCACCAGATTGATTCGTCCGGCGCGCCAAGGGCTGACGGGATCAGCGCAATATCGAGCTGGTCCATGCACGGGCGCATCTCAAGGTCCTGGCGCGAATTGACCTCTTCGTCCCAAAGCTCGAGGTCGCTGGAGCCAGTCGCATTCATGCCGGCTGGCGACCGGCCGAGCAGCACAGTCTCCGGCATATTGAGCGCGGCGGCTGCTACCGACAGGTTCGATTGCTTGATATCGGGAATGCCCGCCCACACCATCTGGCGGTCTTCGATCTTCTCAGCGCCCTTGCCGTCGCCATCGCCGCCATCGATCCATGACACGCCGAACATGCTTTCACCCAGCGCGAAGGCCTGCATCCGCTTCTGAAGCCTAGCCTCGCCATCGGTGGTCGCTGTCAGTTCGAGCAGCTTCGGCACTGAGATGCGCCGATTACGCGCGTCCTTGATCAGCGCTGCGAACCCGTCCTCGCCTGCGTGAACGTTGTCGATCGCATCTTTGACCGTCTGGACCTTGCTGTCGCCCCACCATGTGTCGTCATATGTCGTGGAGCTGATATCGGCCACCGGTTCACCGCGGAACGCGACCACGCGCGAGGGATGAAATTTCAGCGACAGCCCGCCATTCGCTCCCTGCATCGCGAGCTCATAATAGCTTGGATGGCCGAACCACTCGCTATCCCAATCAACGATCATCGGACCAAGCGAGAACTTCGACCGGTGCCAGACATGAATGCGGGTGAGCATGCCGGCTTTGATCTGCGTTGCATCGATCGGCTGCGCGGGGTCCTGGCCCTTGATGTAGAGCACCATTCCCGCGCCACCGAGGCCGCGCAGGATCTCGGCACGCTTGAACTTATCCTTCAGTCCAAGCCGCTTCTCCTCAGCCTCAAGAAGCTCAATCTGTTCGCTGTCAGCCTGCCAGTCGCGCCAGTTGCGAACCATGTCGTTCGCGGGCTTGGTGATGCCCTTGCGCATGAGCCAGGAGGAGCGGAACGCCGCGTCGATCTCTTGGAACGACAGGCGTCGCAGCACGTAATGATTGTAGGCGCGCGGGTCGGTGGACGTGCCTGCGCCGGTCAGCGCGTTGATCAGACCATCACGTATGTAGCTGACGACGCCCATCGCTTGCGGGTACGGCGCGGGGTGGGATGTGATTACGGCGCTTCGTTATAGGGCGCCGTAGTTGGGGGTGTAGGCGAAACCCTTGATCAGCGGCGCCACGCTATAGCGAATGGCGTCAATCCAGTGGTTATTCGCGTCCACCAGCACCGGGAGGATGTCGCCGGTCAGCCTGTCCACCTTGTAGCTATACAGGCGCATTTCGCGGATGGTGTTGGTACAGCGAGGGTGAACGACAATCTCCCTGAACGATCGCAGGAAGCGTATGCCGTCGTCAACGCTGCCCTGCCATTTGGGCGCACCCTCAGCCTTCGGGATGCCGTTTCGCGTGATGATGCTGATTGAGCCAGGTGACGCGCTATCCCACCTGCTGACATATCGCTCGAAATCCGGGATCTTCGGGCAAACCTCATCACCCATTGCATCCAGTTCGATTGCGCGCCCGCCGGCCTCGTGGCTGACGTACAGCGTGTCGCCATGGATAAAGCACCGCACCGCCGCGCTCGGATCCTGTGAATAGCCGAAGTCGCCACCCTGATAGGGGCCGTCCCATTCCGGCTTGGGTTCGAACTCAGCGACGCGCCATTTGCCGGACATAACCTGCGCGTCCGAATTGACGAGATAAGCCCCCTCCCAGACATGGGCATAGGTTTGCGGGTCTAGGCGACCCTGTTCTCGCTTCCGCAAGGTTTCGAGGCCCGGCGGGAAGAATGGGTTATCGTAATGGTTGACTTCGGTGACGATCGCGTTGGCCGGCGGCTGCTTGCGAAATCTCATATCGACAGGCGAGCCATCCAGCCTCGGGTTCCATATCGGCCATAGCTCCGACTTCGGTTGCCGGAACACCGTGGCTTCAAGCGCGAGCCAGGATGTTTCCGGCACGTCCTCGGCTTCCTCGACAATCGTCAAGTCGATCTTTGCCAGCGATTTGATCGAATTCACGCTTTGCCGGAGACCGCGGAATATGAACTCTGTGCCGTTCGCCCCGCGAAGATAGTCGGTCCCGACGTCGTAATGCTGCTCAAGCCATGGCTCCGATGCAATCGCGGCCTTTAGCTCAGCGTGGAACGATTCCTTGATCGATGCCTGATATTCGCGCGTGCAGAGGATGCGCAGCGGCTCGGCATATCCGAAGACTGACGCCATCAGTGCGCATGAGAATGATTTTGCTGACCCCCTTCCGCCATGCGGCGCCCGGTATTGGACCGAGCCGCGCGGTGCGGCGAACATCGGAACCAGCTTGGGCGGTAGCTGGATGCGACCGACAGTCATCCGGGCTCAGAGGATGGGAACGGCGCCGCCTCAATGATGATCCGGTCAGGCTTCGGCGTCATGCTGCCGTCAGCGCTTCGGTGGTCGATCTGAGACGCTTCTTTCCAGTCCTCAGCGCCCATGTTCTTCATGCCGAACATGACCATAGTCGCAGAGCCAGGCCCGCCGCCTTCGCGAGCGATCGAGCGCCCTTGGCCTTCCCACCATGCAGCGCATTTTGCCTTCGCGCGCGCGCAAGCTTCGGAAAACTCCGGATGCTCGCCCATCCATTCGTTGATGGTCGATCGCGCAACATCGATCTCTGCGGCGAATGAAGTCAGGCTCGCACCATCCTTCATGTGCTCGATCACTTCCTCGCAATAAGCGGGATCGTATTTGGATGGGCGACCACCGGGCATATCACCGTGCTCGCTTGCGCAAAGGCTTCGGAATGATCGTCGCCACAACGTCGCCGTGAAGCTTCATGCGACTACCGTCCTCGCGAATGATCGTCTCGCATCCGAAGCCCGCAGCCGTGTCGATCGTGGCCGTCGTCAGTTCGGTGCGCACCGCTTCGATATCGATACCGCAGACGCGCTCCAGATATCTGAGCACAGCATGATCTGAGACATAGGCCATAGCGCGTTTCCTACCCCTCTGCCTTGACGGTGATCACGGCGGATAGTGTCCGCCCCAGCACATACCGTTTAGAGCGCCCCGGCCTGACGCCCGCGATCCTCTTGCCCCCAAGGTTCTCAGCGTAGTGGCGCTCGAGCCATTGCCGGCGGATCACGTAAAGGCGTGGGCGGTCCTCTGCATCTGCCTGCGCGTCGTACTGGTCGATCCAGCGCTTGATCGTCGTCTTGTGCGCGTGAAGCTCTGCCTCGATCCCGTCCCACCCGACGCGAGCGAACGTGTCCGCAAAATCACGCGGGATAGGACGATAGCCAGCAAGACGCGGCGCGTGCTTCATGCCGGCCTGCCTCGGTTATTCATGGGGGGCTCCTTGTTGATTTTGCGTGATTTTCTCGCCAAACATCGCCAGGATTGCCTCCAGATGCGCAACCCTGTCGCTCTGTGCGATCGTTGTTGGAGCGTGCGTTGTTGGAGCTCCCATCATCCGAGCGAGGATCAGGCGTTCGATGCCGAGCATGGCGTTCACGTTCGCGTAGACCTCAGCCGTGGCAAGCGTGGATTCGAGATCAGTCATCTCTCTCCCCCTTGGTATTCAGGGTGGTGGGTCATGCCGGAGTGCCGGCGTTTGGCAGACCATTCTCAGCATCGATCGCGTCGAGGATTTCAGGCGCGACACCGAAAATCTTGATATAATCCTCGCGCGTTGGCTTCCGCCCTGGCGCTCCGGATGGTCCGCTGACGGGTGCGGGGCGCCATGGATCGCGCGGCGAATTGTGCTTTGCGCCGATCTTGAATTTCGCGATGATCTCGGCCGCTTCTTCCGGAAGGCACTGCGATTCACCGGGCGCCGGCAGTGCGCGTTGCAACATCGCCTGATCGTGCAGGCTCGGGCCTCGGTTGCGTTTGCGGGCCTCCAGAGCGGAAGCGCATTCGGCGATAATGGCCGGAACGATCTTGCTCGGGTGATCGGCTGTGCGCATCGCGGCGTGCGTCCCGCGCTTCAGCAGATCCACTGGCATGTCGCCGAGCGCGATGTATGCAGCGTGGAGCCATTCGCGGCGCTCGTCGCCTTTCAGCCCGACACCGGCTACCAGCGACAGGCAGGGCGTCAACGCTGCGGCAAATTCCGCCTTAGTGGCCGGAGTAAGGTTGGTGTAGTTCGCCGTGGTCTGCGAGGAAATCGCGCGCTGCTCGGGTTGTGAGACCAAGCCCGTCGTTTCCTGCCATGCGGTCGGTTCCTGCTGGTCGTCCATTTCGTTCATCCTTCGGCGGGAATAGGCCCTGGTAACTGTTGAGCGTCGAATGGCTGAGAACGATACCGGGCGGGTATCCGTCCTCTGCGAGCTTGCGCAGACGGGCGACCGCCTTGGCCCTGATGCTGTCGGTCATTGGCTTCCGAATTGACCGGCGCATTTCTTCAAACCCGGCCCATTCATCAGCGGGGATATCTCCGGGGAGAATGAAGCGCGGCTTGCTCGCGCGCCTCCTCTGAGGTTTCGAAGAAACCTTAGAGGTACCGGTTCTAACAGTATCCGTGTCCCGTTTTTGGGACTGTTCGGCGACCTTTTCGGAACTGTTCCGTTTTTGGGACTGTTCCGAAAATGGCACTGTTTCCAGATGCAGCCGGTACAGCTTGATTTGTTTGGTGTCGCCGCGTCGATCACCACTATCCGAGATGAGCCCCAGCCCTTCCAATTCGTTCAGGGCATTGATGACCGTCTTGCGGTTCAGGTCGGTGAATTCGACCAGCCAGGCTATCGAAGGATAGGCGCCGTCCACCTCGTCATTATGGCGATCGGCGAGCGCCAACAGCACCAGCTTGCGACTGGCGCTGCCCGGCTTGCACTTACCGGCCCATGCGAGAGCGGCGAAGCTCACTCCTCCTCGCCCTCCCCTCTGGCAATCTCGAATATCTCTTGGGCGCAGTCAGACGGGCTGCGCCACACGTCCGAACCGGTGTATCGAATGACGCGCCAGCCTTTGCGGGTGAAGTGTCGATCCCGGCGCTTATCATGGGACGCCTGACTCTTTGTGCGCTCGTGAAAGTCGTGGCCGTCAACCTCTACGACAGTGTAGCGGGATGTCCCGTCATCTGACATGTCAACCGCGAGAAAATCGAGCCTATATCCGTCTATGCTGACTTGCGGATAGATGTGCAGGCCGGGAAACAACGGCCTCACTTCCGACCTCGGTTTCCCGTAGATCATCGTGCAGTAGTGGCGTGGCTCCGCATAATAATGCGCCGTCATGGCTGCCATAAGCACGCGCTCAATCGGGCTCTCGCAATAAGCGGTGGCGTTGGCGACGAGAATCCTGAGGTAGCGTTCGTGAAACGCAGCCGTCGCCTGGATCTCCCGCTCTATCAGCTCGTCTTCCGTGGTCGGACCACTGGTCACCTTGCGAACCATCGGCGAGGGCGCTCCTTTGAATCGTGATTGATGAACGGCGCGGCGCGCACCGCGCGGCCCAAAGCAGGGCTCATTCGGCGCCGCCTGACAGGTTGGGCAGTTCAACTGCATTGCGGATGCGCGCCTGCTCACCCAATCGTCACCACGACCTTGCCGCCTTTTACGGGCGCGCCGATCACCGGCTTTGCGAGGCGGAAAAAGCTGTCATTGACGCCAAGGGCCAGCGCGATTCCATCAAGGCTCGCCTTCATGCTGGCGACGGCGTTATCTTCGTCGGGAAGATTCCCGTCCTTGGGATGAAACACCAACGAAATCAGGATCGGCACGTCGCCAGCGGCGAACCCAATCTTTGCTTCCTTGGTCGCCCAAAAAGCGTAATCCTTCGCTATCCTGGTGGCGCGATGCTTCTTGCCCCAATGGCCGCGACCGTTGGGGCTGAGCGCGCGCGGCGGCCAGGGGAGTTCGATCGAGGCGCCGAGCGATATCACGCAGCCATGCTCCCATGCCGAGCGATGTACGCAGCGCGTGCGGTCGGGAAATACTGGCCGGTCTGGAGCTGGCGATGTAGGAGCGCATGTGAGCCCTGCCGAGCATCAGCCGCCATCGCGTGGAAAGAGTATGTGCCCTCAAGCTCACTGACGCCGATAGCGCGCGGGCGGCCTCGTTCGCGCGGCGGCATGCCACGGTTTCTACGGACGCGCTCGAAACAGGCTCGGACTGCCGAATAGGATCGGCCAGGGAACCAGTCCGTGCAGTGCACCGGTGTAATGCCGGCGAGCAGCGCAGATTCCACCATAGCTAGTTCGTTTTGTGTCCAGCCGATCACGCCCGCACCCTCCGAGCCCCAGCCACAACCTCGCTACGGGGAGCCAGGGGAGCGATACGGCGTGCTGCGGTCTGTTCCCGCATCAGTGCGGCCGTTGCTCTTACGCGGGCTCTGTGGGCCTTGTGGCCGGATTCCGAGAGCGCTCGGGCAAGCTCCGATGGTGTTGCTGGACGGGTGAGCCAGTTGCGGAGGAAGGGAATGTGGATCATGCCGCATTCCTCCGCGAAATCTTCGCCTTGCGAATGCGAGGGTGCCAATAGCAGCGGAAGAATTGCAGGCCCTCGACTTCAGTCAGGTGGCCGTTGATCTGCCTCTTGATGTGCGGACCCTTCAGGATATCAGCTATCGCTGTCTCCCGTCCCTGTGTGGGGGTGAATAGAGGGGTCATGCTGCCCTCAGGATCGCCGGCTTCGTTTCGCGACGGCGAATGTTGGCTGCATCAGAGCGCCCAAGGTCGATCTGCACCTGATATTGACCGCCACGGTCGCGGGCCATCAGATCGAGGATGATGGTGGCGCCCTGCAGATCGCCAAGAGCGACGGCGCGGGAGAGCTCGCGAAGTTGTTCGGTGAACATGGTCGTTTCCTTTCAGACTGCGAATGGGCCGATGAGGTGCGTAGAGCCGCCATTGGCCGGATGACGGGCAGTGATGAGAGCGCGCTTGACCGGGGATGCGATGAACATTTCCGCATCGTCGCCGGGGATATTGCGCAGCGCGTCGCGCATGTATGGGAGGCTATAGCCGATGGTCTGCGGCTCGCCCTCATAGGCTACGGGGACTTCCTCGGTTGCCTCGCCTGCCTTCTGGTTCACCAGCGATAGAGTGACCTTGTCGGCGCCAAGTTCGAGGCGAACACCGTGAGCGTATTGGTCGGAAATCAGTGCCAGTCGCCCGAGCGCGCGCTCCATTTCGCGCGGGTCAAACCAGACCGGATCACCCTGACGCTCGGCGACAACATCGGCATATCGGCCAATCTCGCCTTCAATAAGCTTGGTCGTGACATCCCAATTGCCGACCGAGAAAGAGGCCATGCGATCGGTGGCGGAAATCTTGGCATCGCCCACGCCCTTTTCACCGCACAGCCGCGACAGGATGCGAGCGGCCTTGATCGGCAGGCCGAACCCGGCAATCTCGTTGCCATCGTTGATCAGGGCCGCATGGGCGAGGCGCCTGCCGTCCTGCGCGACCAGATTGATATCGCCCGACGCCAAATCGAAGAAGATCGCCTGTGGCCAGTTGCAGATTTCAGCGGGGGACGCATAAGCAACGCTCGCGAGAGCGTCACCCAACAGGCTCGCGTTCACGATGGCCGGTTCTGGCCATTCGCTATCAGGCAGCGTCGGGAATTGATCGGCTGGAATAACGGGAAGCTTGAAGGTCGCGCGGCCGCATGACAGCGTTGCTCGAGATGCGCCGGCCGCTATCTCAATCGCGACCTCAGAGCCCTCCATCGCATCGACGGCGCGGGATAGAAGCTGTGCGGGGAGCGTCGTTACCGTGATCGCGTCGGCGTCCGCAGCGATGTTCGTGGTGAGCCACAGCGACAGATCGGTGAAGATCAGCACTGCCTGACCCTTGCCGAAACCAAGACGCACATTGCCTATTACATCAACGCCGGTCTTCTCGACAATCGACGCACCGTGTTTCAGGGCGTTCGCCAGCGCGGCGCGGTTTATGGTGATTTTCGTCATGCAACCGACTCCAGCCGCACAGCCGTCCGACGCTCGCGCAGCATGTCAGCGACGCGGCCAAGGCAATCGATCGCGCCTGCCCTGTCCAGCGCGCGCACGTCGGCAGCCGAGCAATCGCCGTCAGCGAATAGCTCAATCAGCAGCGGGACCGTCTTGGCCACATCGCAGGGGATGCCGGCAACATCGACCGTGACTGAATCGAGCGGGACGGCGCGCGCTCCGATCAGTGCCAGGATCGTATCCAGAGCCTCGGGGCCGAAATGGTCGCCAAGCTGGAGAAGCGGAATTGCTGACAGGACATGCTTGCGGTTGCGCGCGTTTTCGACGGTGCCTTTCGACACGCCCCATGCTACAGCCATATCCTTGTCGGTGCCGCCATTCTGAAGGTTGATGACGGTTTCCCGCACTGCCTCCAAAATGGTGGTTTCGGTCAATCGGACTGAATTGCCCAACCCTTTGTTGCGCCGCACCATTACACGCTCCGATCAAGATGAGAGATTTTGATCACGCCCCCGATTTCGCTGCGCCCTTGCTTCGTGCGATCTGTCGCCTCGCGCAGTCGGTTCGATCCGATGCCAGCAGCCGCCCACACGGTCATGAAGACGATCGCGCCGCCGAACAGGATGGCGATCCAGGCGGCGAGCTCGGCGAGGAAATGGAGGAGCGCGGGCCAGTTCATGCTGGCACCGGAGTTTTGCGATGAGCAGGGCGACAGGCGCGGATTTGCGCGGTGAATTGCTCGTCGGCTTTCAGGACCTTGCGGAAGCGATCGGGGTCCCATGCGCCCGGGGTCGAAAATCCGGGTACGAGGTGGGGACGCTCGTCATTGACGAGAATGCCAAAGCCGCCTTGACACAGGACGGCACCAGTCACGCGGTACAGTTTTCCGACTGCCAAATGTGCCGTTGCGGAAAGGGCGCTGTAAGTGCACGGCCTAGCATCCACGCACACGACAACATCGCCAACGCTGAACATCACGCCACCCCCGTTCTGGTTGACGGGAGGGTGGGAAGGTGAAGCGCGTTCATGCTGCCACCTGCATGTCAGGAAGCGCATCAGCCAAGGACAGGCCATGCCGCTGAAGGCTCGCGCTGGCCAATTTCACGTGATGAGCTGCGTGTCGCTTGGCTTCCCCACGGCGCCGCTGGTCCAGCGTGACTCCGCCAGTTTCGGCGCAAGGATTTGCAATGAAGGCCAGCGCTCTTTCATCGGTCAACGGCCAATCAAGAACGAGGCCAGAATCCCTTTCAGCTCGCTTGAGGGCGTTGTTGATCTTGGTCCGAGCCCTTTCCTCGTCGGTCCATTTCTTGCGTCCGCCAGTGTTCTTCCACAAACAGCGAGGAGCCGGGAGACTTTCAACGTCGAAGCTGCCAGCGTTGATTTCAGCAATGGTCGCCAGCAATTCGTCTGTGACAGCAAACCATTCATGGCCATTATGGGAATCGAAAAACCGGGCGTGAAAGCGGCGCTCGACCATATGATCGCCAGCGATTGTCGCCAGAATTTCAAGCGGAAACGGGCACCATACCGCAAGTGTCTCGATACGCTGATCCGGCGACCGACTGTTGCCGATTTTGATCGGTCCGGGCATCCCAATCGGCTTTATAAAATAGACGGTCATGCCGCGATTCCGAAGAAGTCGTTCGGCGTGACCTTCTCGCCTGTTGCTTTGAATAGATCCGCCATCAGCTTGCGGGATGGGAGAACCTCACCCCGCGCCGCACGCGTGATCGTTGAGACGGCGACATTCACCTCGCTCGCAAGGTCGGTCGCGCTCTTGCCCGGCAAAGCCAGATAATCGGAAAGGGTCATGGACTGTAATTTGCACAATATGCAACCCGTCGTCAATCAGGGATTTGCATATCATGCTCTGGAGGCCGTTTGCGCGCTATGCAAAACGGAGGCCGTGAAAATTAACCTATACGAACTGCGCGAACGACTCGGCTTGACGCTCGAGGAAATGGCTGAGCGCGTTCAATATTCGGTCAGCATGCTGTCCAGATGGGAGAACGGCAAGGCGAACATCCCAAGCGGGAATTTGCCGGCGCTGGCTGGGGCCTACCAATGCCGGGTGCAGGATATATTCACCGACGACGGCGACGCGCCGATCCTGATGCCTAATGAAGCCGTGCTGGCCGACCTGCTGAAAGATGTGCAGCAAGAGCTCCCAGCGAGCCTCCCATACGGGGCGTGGCCGCAATCTGCCGCGTCAGCTCTTCACATGCGGATTGTGCGGCTTTCAGGTGCTCACGCCACTCATACCAGCCAGGGTGCTGGTAAGAAACCCGGTCCCGCAAAAGACGCTCAACTTCGCCCTCCCACCAAGTCAGACGCTCGGGCTTAATCGCGCAGGATAGGTAGCATACGCGACACCCAACGTCGCATGCGGGCTCTTTCAGAAACATCGACTCACGGCAAGCCGCCTCCTTATTGTTCTATTTCTGTTCTCCCTTTTCCAACAAGTCTAGGAAAATCCCTACGCCGTCCGGGGAGTGGAGCGCGAGGGCTGCGAATCGCTTTTATGACACGAGCGTCATTAACCTGCCGTGGCGGTTGCGTTCATATTGGGGGCATCTGCCCGCACGCCTCGAATTGAGGCGAATTGCATATTACGCAAATTAGCTGTTGACCTCGGTTTGCATATTGTGCAATCTCCATTCCAGCAGGGCTTTCCTGCATGGAAGGATCGGACAGTGGCAAGTGCGCCGGAAAACATTTTCGAGGTTCTCGCTGCGCGATGCCGCGCAGCCGTTGAGCCAGACCGCATTCTCGACCGCGACATTGAGATCGCGATCCAGAACGTAGAGGGTCGCGGCAACGACGACCCGCGCGACGATATCAGGGCGCGCGAAGTCATTCTTTCTCACGGCGCCCGACCGTATAATTACGAAGTCGTTGAGTTCAGCGGCGTGAGCCTGCGGACGCCGCGCGAGTATACCAACTCCATCGCTGACGCGCTCGCTGCAATACCAGACGGCTTGATACTGCGCCGCTATGTGGCCGGTCGCTTGGTACCGCATACGTGCGAAGTCTCGGTCGGTCCCGACAATGGCGGATGGATCGGTTGCAGCGACCATTCGATGGCGCTGGCGCTGATTGAGGCCGCGCTGAACGCACGAGCGGCCCGATGACCCGCCCTCTCCCCTCCCCCCTCACCCGTACCGAGCATCTTGGATGGGCACTGGTCAAAGCCAGCAGCACCGCGTCGCATTATTCCAAGGTGCGGATCACTCGCTCGGGCAAGCGCTTTACGTGGGTTAGGTCGAGTTCGGGCATGGAATGGCGCGAGACGACGCGCGGCCTGTGGACCTTTGAGACAGAGGCAACAGCCGACGCCGAGCTTGATACACTCGCTCAAATATGGCGCGACCACCTGCCAAAGCGCATCGCCAGGGCACCAAAGAGCCGTACCGAGTATCTTGAAGAAGCTCGGAAATGGCGGACAGCAGATGAAGCGCGGGAGCATGCGGCTTTGCTCTGCAAGGGAGCAGGCTTCTCGTCGCCGCTCGGGAGCGCGACCGACGCGCAACTGGCGCAGGGCATGTTCGATATCGAGGCGCGGCTTAACCCGAATATCCGCGCAGAGCGGGCGGCGAAGAAGGCGGCGCGGGATGCCGAGTTCGGCGCTGCTCCGTTCCGCCTCACGCCCTATGGCTTGGAGAAAATCTGATGGCCTACGGTGACTATAGCGGCCCTGACAAGCCTAGCAAGGGCCATGAGGGCGGCGCGTGCAATCGTCAGCGCTGTCAGGCTGAACCGGCCATCTGGTGGAACCACGGCTCGCATAGCTGGTACTGCGCCGACTGCGCACGGGACATCGGCCAAGACGTGGTGAACGCTCGCAATTGGCCGTTCGATTTCCAGCGCCTGTTCCCCGGTCGCGAGCTGCATCCGATGTTCGAGACGAGCGCGATGATTGCCGCACGCAAAGCAGCCGCTCTCTCCCTCACGATTGATGGAGGGAGGAATGACTGATAATTCAGGCGCGTGCCTGTCGGCACCGGGCTCTATCGGCTCCGCCGACGAAGCCCCCTTGGGTCTTCGCCCTTCGGGTAACGATCCCTCGCGCAAGCGCTTCGCATACGCCGACCCACCTTATCTTGGTCGCGGCGAATATTACCGCGTGCTGCATCCGAACGCTATGGCGTGGAATGACCCGGAAACGCACCGCGCGCTGATCGATCGCCTGCAGGCCGAGTTTCCGGACGGTTGGGCGCTAAGCCTGAGCGAGCGTAGCCTTCGGACGATCCTGCCGATGTGCCCGCCAGAAGCCCGCGTGGCCGCATGGATCTCGGATCGCCCGCGCTATGCCGGCAAGGCTGTACCAGTCCGCAAACATTTCGAGCCGGTGATTTTCGCTGGCGGCAGATCTTACGAAGAAACGGGCAACCGCGCCGCTGATTTCATCGTCACGAAGCAGGAACGCCTGCCTGCAGGAACGCCGCGATATGCGATGGTCAAGTCTGACATTCGCGCCGGCAAGACGTTCCTTGGGCGCAAGCCAGCAGCCTTCGCAATGTGGGTTTTCGACCTGCTCGGGCTCCGCGCGGGCGACGAATTCGTGGACCTGTTTCCGGGTTCTGGCGCCGTCACCAGCGCGCACCGCGGTCGGTTTGCAATGGTGCAATCATGACCCTCCCCACAGCATCCCGCCGCAAGGCCACCACCCAAGTCCGCGATCAGCAAGCGGCTATCCGTAACCTTGCGACAGCCAGGCACGTGAAGAAACAAGCGGATTTGCGCGACTTCCTCGCCGCTGACCCCCGCCCACTGGAGGCCATAGCATCCGATATCGGTGAACTGATGGCTGAGACGGTGTTTCAGGGAATCGACCAGCTTCGGGCTGATTGGGATGAACATTGCAAGACTTGGGGGCTGTGCGGACGATGAAACGCGAGCCTGATCCGAATTGCCCGATCTGCAGCAAGTCGTCGTTCGGCATACCCGGATGCCTGGTACTCGACGCCTTGCAAGTCACCGCTGCCCGCCAGCGCTGGCAATGGGCAGAGCTTGGCCCCGGCGCGAACGACTGCCCGTGCATCCAAAATCCACCCGCTGATTTTAACACCCGCCTAGAGGATTTTGCGCGTGCTGGTGGCCTGACCGCAGTGACGCAGCCCGACATCTATCGCGGCTGGACGATCCACCAAGGCCGCTGGCCAGAACCGGCGTGGATGGCGATCGGCCCGAATTATGACGCCAGCTATGAGGGCGAAGAAGACGGGTTTGTGGACAATGGCGAGAAGGCTGATGCGCCGACGCGTGACGCCCTAACCGCTGAGATTGACGCTTGGTTTGAAGAGAACGCGTCGTGAGCATGTGCACCACCCCGCCCGCAGGTTGGGCCTGTATCCGCGCTGCTGGTCATGATGGGCCCTGTGCTGCGGTAGAGGTAATTCAGGCTGACCGCGAGGCGGCGGCCGATGAAGCGGCGCACGAGCACGGCACATTTAGGTTTTGCCAGATGATGCGGGCTGGCGAGTACGATGGCCACCACAGTGTCCGGGCCTTCGCGCGACACCGGGCAATCTGCGCCAAGCCCGCCAGCCCGGTTCGCGGAGCGAATGCGCCAGACACTCAGAGCCTCACCCTCACCCGTACAGGAGGAATAGACGATGTCTGAGCACGAAGCCGAATTGCGCGACTGGTTCGCCGGCATGGCTCTGCAGGGCTGGCTCGCCGGCCGCGACCCCGAAGAGATTATCGACGTCGATCATTCATTCCGAAACACTGCGAAGGGGGCGTATCTGTTCGCCGACGCAATGCTCGCTGCCCGTACCACTCCCCTCTCAGGTGAATCCTGATGGGAGCGCCGGGGACGACGCCGGGGCGCTGGTCGGTCGAGGCTGACAAGCGCTCGGAGCGCACCGGAGATATGTACGATGCCGAGAATGGCTATCGAGACTATCTTGCTGGCTGGAATATTGTCGCGCCAGATTCCGGCAAAGATGTCGTCGGCATAGAGGGCATCTGCCCCGATGATGAGGCGGAGGCCAACGCCCACCAGATGGCGGCTTCCGGGGCTCTGTACGATGCACTGGAAAAGGCTCGCGATCAATTCCTGTTCTACGAGCAGAGCCATCTGGCGAAGTATCCGCCGTGGGAACTCGAGATGCTGCGCAAGGGCATCGTGGACGTGTCGATGGGCCGCGATGCCTACGACAAGGCGCAAACGAACGCCGAATACGCCGCCATGTGTGACGCTGCCCTGAAACTTGCTCGCGGGGAGTCTTCCTGATGGGAGCGAAAGATATCAGTCCTGAGGTGGTCGAGCGGATGGCAGCGCTAGTTCGCGACCTTCACGCCGATCACGTCAAGCATGGCGCGCACGATTACGTGCAGGACTTCGTTGCCCGCACTGCTGCAATTGTCGCCGAGCTTCCGAAACCGGTTGATCCCGATCTGATCGAGGCACGGAGGATGGCTGCGGACCTGAACCAGGGCAGCACTAGGACCGAGTGGATGGCCGGAAGATGGGACGCAGGGCCTGCAGTTCAGTGGCACCTCGCCGGCATCAAGCGCGGCAGAGAACTTGCCCAGGATCAACCCTCATGAGCCCCCATCACAGAGAAGCAATCAGACGAGAGATCGATCAGCTTCCTGACTGGCTCCTTTGTGCTGCGGCTTTTGCTGCGCTGTTGTGGATAGTTTTATGACCAAGAACAATACCTTGGCGATGCCTTCGGCCCGCGCTGGCGGTCCTGCGGACCTGAGCCCTTCGGTCTCAGCCCTGCCGGGCGCTCATCGCTATCGCGCGTGGACGCTCCATGAAGCGGTTGCGCTTTGCCGCGTGATTGAGACGATATGCCCGGCGTTCGGCTGTCACGTCGCCCTGACTGGTGGCACGCTCTACAAAGACGGCGAGCGCAAGGATTGCGATATCCTGTTCTACCGCATCCGGCAAATCCCCGAAATCGATGTTGACGGCCTATTCGGCGCGCTGGCGCTGGTCGGAATCGTCAAGCGCAGCGGCTTCGGCTGGTGCCACAAGGCCACGTATGACGGTCGCGAAATCGACTGCTTTTTCCCTGAGGATGACGGCGGCGAATACGAACAGGCCGACCCTCAAGACATTCCATTTTCAGAGGAGTTTTTCTAATGGGCAAAGTAGAGTCAGTCACCCCGGCGCCGAATATGGCCATTTGGGATGCAGTCGCAAAGACCGACCCGTCGCACACCAAGAAGGTGAACCAGCGCGGGGGCTTCACGGCGATCAGCGCCCATTACCAGATTATGCGCGCGACCGAACAATTCGGCCCGATCGGCGAGGGATGGGGCTATGAAAGCGGCGATCCCATCTTTCATGAAGCGCTGGTTTTCGTCCCAGTCACCATCTGGCATGGCGCCCGCGAAAAGACCTTTGGTCCGCTCTATGGCGGCGCGGAATGGAAGAACGGCGCGCGGCTGGATAGTGACGCGATCAAGAAGGCGACAACGGACGGCTTGACCAAGGGCCTGTCGCAGCTCGGGTTCAATGCCGACGTGTTCCTGGGTCTGTTCGATGACAACAAATACGTCGCGGCTGTCACCGAGGAGTTTGCGCCCAAGCAGGAACCGGAGGTGCGCAAGGCGCCGGTAAAGCTCGATGGCCCCTATACCAGCAAGACGGCGCTGTGGGCAGCGGTCAAGGCATTCGATCGCGAGGTGCGCGGCTGTGGCGATCTGGATACGCTGCTAGCCCTGCTGGCCACGCCAGACACCATGGCGCTGATGGTTCAGGTCGAGCGCGACGCGCCGCAGCTCGCCCACGGCGGCGATACTCTGCCAGCCGAGTTCGAACCGCTGCACGCGCTCATCGCCCGGATGAAAACCGACCTTCAGGCGGCAGAAACCGATGATTCATGGAAGCGCGACGTTACCCGCGCGGGTTGAAAGGACAGACATGCAGACGATTACGATTTCCGGCAATATCGGCAAGGACGCTGAGTTGCGCACAACCCAAGGCGGCGATGACGTTCTGTCGTTCAACGTCGGCTCGAAACAGGGCTGGGGCGATAGCGCTTCGACCAACTGGTTCCGCTGTTCGGTGTGGGGCAAGCGCGCGCGGACGCTTCAGCAATATCTGCTCAAGGGCGTCAAGGTCGTCGCGCAGGGCGAGCTCTCGGTATCGATGTACGAGGGCAAGACGCAGCTAAACGTGCGCGTCAACGAGGTCGAGTTCATGTCGCGAGCGGAAGCCAATGGGCGGCCGGCTGACGATCGCCGCGAGCCTGACACAAGGGGCCGCGCACCCGCATACACTGACGACCTTGACGATGACGTGCCGTTCTGATGCTCCCCGCCCGCATTCCCAAGAAACCCAAGCGCGCCACCCGCTGGCGGTCCCAGGCGCATTGCTCGTTCGTCCGGTCGTTCGCGTGCAGCGTGTGCGGATCAACCGCGGCGATCGAGGTGGCGCATGTCCGCATCGGTTCTGGCGCTGGCCTCGGTCAAAAGCCTGATGACTGGCGCACCGTGAGCTTGTGCGGGACGCCGACCGGTTGCCATGCCCGCCAGCACCGCATCGGTGAGCAGACATTCTGGCGCGGCCGCAATGTCGAGGATCTGATTTCCGAGTTCATCAAGGCAAGCCCCCGCAGGCGCGAAATCGAACAGGCGATGAAGGAGCGAGCAAATGGCTGACACCCCACCTCTTCTCTGCATCGGCCAGTTCGGTGCGCTCCGGCCCAAGAACGGTGCTGCCCGCGATGCGATCAAGGCGCTCAACGGGATCGAATGCCGGATCGAGATCAAGCGCAGCGGCGCGAACCAGCGGCGACGGGCGTTCTATTGGATCATGCTCGACGTGGCAGCGGAGGCCCTGGCCGATGCTACCGACAGCCCTTGGGATGCCGAAACGCTTCACGAGGAGCTGAAGGTCAAGCTTCGCCTCGGTGTCCCGCTCAAGAACCGGGAAGGTGTCGAGGTCGGGTTCAAGACGGCATCAACCAGCAACCGGGCGATGAACGAGGCGGAGCGCGCACGATGGACTGACCGGTGTGCCAACGTCCTGTCGCGCTGGATCGGCTGCGAGATCGTGGAACTGATGAACGAAGCACGTCGCCGTAATGGCGAGAGCGAAGCCGCCTGAACAGAGGGAATTAGAAAATGCAGATCGATGTTACGAAACGGGTGGACGCAGCCAAGGAGATCACCCGAGCTTGGGCAGACCGTGCCGGCTATCAAAAGCCGCCAGAAGCCGACGCCAACAGCCAGATTAGCGAGAAGGCCAAGAACCTTCGGCGCATCTTGGGCGTGGCGGATTTCGGGTGCCAAGAGCGGCATGTCCACGCCATTTGCGAAGTTCTTCTCGGCGAAAAAATCCCGTCAACTCCGCGCAAGGGGTTCGCCGATTATCTTCGAGCCGAGCGGTTCACCATCGGCAGCGTATTGGTTCCGGTAAACGTGAACAACGAGCCGCGCGCTGGGCTTGTGACGCGGCTGTCTGGCTCTGGCAATGCAGGCCTGCGCATGTCGAATGGCGCGATGCACAACAACCACTTTCAGCAGCGTGATCTACGGCCCGCGACGGACCAAGAGATAGACGAATATTTCTCGGAGTTCTTCGGCCAGACCGTTCATCCTGACGATGCCGCATCAGCGACCGAGTCCATGGACGAGGAAATCCCGTTCTGATGCGCACCCCCTGCGCCAGCGATACTCGCCCGAAGGGTGGAGACAACTTGTTGGCTCCATTCACGAGCAGCGCGGTCGCGAAGCGAGGCGCCCAAGTATTCGCGTTTACCCCCGAACAGATACGGGGTCGGTTAGAGGAGATGAAGAGATGGAAGACGGATGGATCGAATGGAGCGCGGGCAAGTGTCCCGTTGATCCCGAAGTGCCGGTTGACGTTCGTTTCCGAGACGGCCAGGTTTCCGGCAAAACTAAAGCGGGGTTTTGGGTAGGGACGCTATCATGGTGGGAGCACTTATCCCCCGAGCGCAAGCACGACATCATCGCATACCGCGTCGTGCAATCATGAACGGTCCCGGCTACGGCACCCCCTGGCTACGGATAGACCATGATCTGGTCGATCGTGTATTAGCCCACAAAAGGCGTCAACGCCTTGAACCACTCGACTACCCTGAATCAGTTCGCCCTGTATCCGTTAAGGCGAAGGCTCGGAAGGTGGTGGGGTGAGCATCGCTGCGACCCATCGCTCCAAGCGCGAACTGCTGCTCGACCTTGTCGGCAAGCAGAACGGGCTATGCGCCTATTGCGACGTGCCGCTGGTGACAGTCGGCCGCAACCCGCGCATGGCAACCTTGGCCCACGCTACCCTGGAACACGTCGTTCCTGTTGCGGCTGGTGGCGCTTTGGACGAAACCAATCTGGTCGCGGCATGCTGGCAGTGCAACCGGCTGAAAGGCTCGCTGACACTCGAACAATTGCGGCTCCTTGTCGCGCGCATCGAGCGGTTCACGGCCCTCTCCACCGCTCGTACGGGAGGGTGAGGTGGGGAAGGTCGCACCAGACTGGCCGCGCATGATGCGTCGCGAGACTGCGGCGGCCTATTGCGATCTGTCGCCGGTCAAGTTCATACAGGAGGTTTCATCGGGCCGCCTGCCGCAGCCGGTGAAGCTCGGCAGCGAGGATCACTGGTGCCGCGTTGCCCTAGATGCTGATCTGAACCGCATTGCGGGGCAGACGAGCGATTGGCGAAAGGAGCAGCCGGGCCTTGCAGCTTAAGTGGATCAAGATAGTCCGCGCGAAGGGCAAGCGGTACTATTATTTCGACACCGGCAAGCTGGTGGACGGAAAGAAGGTTTATACCCGCCTGCCCGATATCAAGGCGCCGGAGTTCGGCTCGGTCTATGCGATCCTCCTGGGACACCGCAACCGTGGCTTGCCGAGCGACGCCATGCGTGTGCCGAAGCTGATCGACCTATTCCAGCGCAGCCCGGCCTACAGGCTCGATATCGTAGCGAGCAGTCGGCGAATTTACGACATCTACCTGCGTCGCTTCGAGAAGCTGATGCCGACAGCGCCAGTCGCGGACATAACCCGTGCCGATATGCGCAAGCTATTCGACGGCATGGCGGACACGCCGGGCGCGGCGAACCTGTTCCTTGCTACGTGCAGCGCCATGTTCAAATGGGCGGTCAGTCACGAATATGTGGCGACGAACCCGTGCGACGGCATAGAGAGGCTAGACGTTGGCGAGCATGAGCCGTGGCCGGAAGCGGTGCTGAAGGCTGCTCTTGCCGCTCCTGACGACCGTGTGAGGCTGTTGACCCATCTTCTCTATTACACTGCGCAGCGCCTGAACGACGTGCTCGGCATGACCTGGGGCGATATCTCCGAAAATGAGATCGCGGTTCGCCAGCGGAAGACGGGCAAGGTTCTGACGATCCCATTCCACCATGCTCTGAAAGCCGAGCTGGCCAGAACGCCGCGCCGAGGCATCACGATCTGCACGCTGCCGACTGGCCGGCCAATCACCGAGACACCCGCCCGCGACTGCCTCAAGAAATTCGTGGCTGGCTATGGGCTGGAGCGCGTCCCGCACGGGCTGCGCAAGAACGCCGTCATTTCGCTGCTCGAAGCCGGTTGCAGCGTCGCCGAGACATCCGCCATTTCGGGCCAGTCGTTCAAGATGGTCGAGCACTATGCGAAGCAGCGCGACCAGCCAAAACTCGCTCGCGGGGCGGTTATCCAATGGGAGCGGAACGGATCATGAATATTCAAACGCTGGAAAACCCTACTCGGAAACCCGCAGAAAAGCTTGCATCTGAGAAAAGGGGGAGTTATCCTCTAACAACGTTTTTTCGCGGGTCTTCACGGACTGTTCTCGGAAAACCGGCCACGCTCCCTCAACAACTTGCGGGGAAACTGGAAAACTTTTCGGCCCCCGCCTCGCCGGCAAGCGAGAACGGGAGCCTAACCAAAGATGAACGAGTGAGGTTCGATCATGGCTGACCCGGCATATAGCCGCATACTCCCGCATCTTGAAGGCCCGAGGCCCGTCCGAGAAATCGCGTGTGCGGGTTGTGGCGTTCGCTTCACCACGAAGAGGGCGGATCAGAGTTTCTGTACGCGCCGTTGCTACTACGATAACAGGACACCCAAGACGGAGCGGGCCTGTCCAGGGTGCGGTATAAAGTGGTGCGCCCCCGCCTCCAACCCATCACAGTATTGCTCGAAACCCTGCCTTAAGCAGCATCTCGGCTGGATAGAGGCAGCTGAAGCGCAATGCGCCACATGCGGCACTCAGTTCAAAGCCCGAGCTCGGCATGGCCGGAGTGACGAACAGCAGCCTAAATACTGCTCCCCTCAGTGCGCGCATGAGGGCGCTAGACGGGAAATCGTTCGCCAATGTGTCTCATGTGGAGGAGGTTTTTCGATCCTTCCCCAGATGGATAACCGCACTTGCTCTTGGCGATGCAAGAACGAGTTCTACCGCGATGAGCGCTCCGGCTCATGGAAGGGCGGGGAATATAGCGACGACAGGAATTTCGTCCGCGTCAGATTGCCTCGCCCCGGGTATGTCTCGAAATACGATGGCGAGCATCGCGTAGTAGCTGCCCGAGCAATCGGGCGGCCACTGACGCGTGGCGAGGTTGTTCTGCATATTAATGGCGACCACGCCGATAATCGCGACGCCAATCTCTTTATCTGCGCCTCGCGCAGCGAAGCGGCTCTGCTCCTGCAGGGCTCGCTGCGATGGCCCGCAACATC